ACGGCGTGGAGGAGCTGCCGATCCATGGCGGCTCGCTGCAGATCATGGTGGCCCACACCGGGGCGATGATCCCGAGCATTCGCATCGCGGACTTCCTCGCGCGCGAGCGCGAAGCCGGGCTCGACAAGCTTGAGACATACTGGAAGTTCCGCGAGCGCGCATGGAGCATCCGCGGGGACTTCGAAGCGTTCCTCTCGCAGCACGCGCCCGTGTACGCCTACGGCGCCGCCGCCAAGGGCAACACGTTCCTCAACTGGCTGCACGTCAGCGCGGAGGAGATCCTCGCGGTGGGCGATAGCACGCCGGCCAAGATCGGCAAGTTCCTCCCGGGCAGCAACATTCCGATCATCTCGGAAGCGGAGTTACTCGTGCGCCAGCCGGCATATGTGGTGATCCTGCCGTGGAACTGGAAGGACAACATCGTCGACAAGCTCCACTGCATCCGCGGCTGGGGCGGACAGTTCGTAACCGCAATCCCTGAGCTGAAGGTGTTCTGATGAGTACGCAACGATTCAGCTGGAAAGAAAAGAAAAACCCGCAGGGGCTGCCCACAGCGTGCGTCGTGCGCTACGGTGCCTTCGGCGACGTCGCGCAGGCGATGAGCATCATCACGCAGCTAAAGAAAGACGGGTACCACGTGACCCTCGTGTCGCAGCACCCGAGCCACGAGATCGTGATCCACGATCCGTCGATCGACCGGCTCGTCGTGCAGACGATCAACCAAGTCCCCATGGCGCACCTCGGCCTCTTCTGGCCTTGGTTTGAGAACTACGGCGCCCCGGGCGGCAAGAAATTCGACAAGTGGGTGAACCTCACCGAGTCGGTGGAGGCCAACCTGCTGGCCATGCCGGGCAACATCCGCTTCGTGTGGCCGGCTAAGGCGCGCCACGCGCTCATGAATGTCAACTACCTCGAGCACCAGCACCGCTTGGCGGAATGCGCATACGTGCCGAGCTTCAAGTTCTACTCGACAGACGAGGAGCAGGAGTGGCGGCAGCGCGAGCTGGCCAAGATGAAGAAAGCCGGCATCGAGAAGTACATCCTGTGGAACCTCGCCGGCAGCAGCCGAGGGCACAAGGTCTACCCGCACGCCAACAAGGTGTGGGAGCACGTGCTGCGGCACTACCCGTCGTGGGGCGTCCTGACTGTGGGCGACGCGACCTGCACGCCGTTAGAACAGGGGTTCGATGGCCGGCCACGCATGTGGCTGACTGCGGGCAAGTACACCATGCGGCAGGTGATGCTCATGATGGAGTCGGCCGACGTGGTCGTAGGGCCCGAGACCGGCGTGATGTCGGCCTCTGCGTTCTACCCCATGCCGAAGATCTGCCTGCTGACCCACAGCACGATCGAGAACCTGACCCGTGACTGGGTCAACACCACGAGCATCTGGGCGCCGAACACGCACTGCCCCGGGCGCGGCGCTAACGAAGTCCCAGCATGCCACAAGCTGCTGCCTGGTTTCGAGGGCTGCCTGCAGAACAAGCAGACGCAGGTGGCGCAGTGCACCACTGAGACCAAGCCCGAGTGGGTGTGGTCGGCCCTGCAAGAATGTATGAACACGGGGAAGGCCCCTGTATGGAGTCCGCCGGCATGAGAACCACGAAAGCCTCCCACACCGAGTGTCCCGAGTGCCAAGGCATCGGATACACTGCGGCCACATGCGACTCCATGCTCGACTCAGAGGGCGCGCCGCTCACACGGCGCACGCGCGACGAGGAGGGCATCGCCGAGAAGACCACGGTGCGCAAGGGCAGCGGCTGCCCGCGGTGCCTTGGAACTGGACAATTGCTACCGAGGATGCACTAATGACTCGCGTAACTGATAAAGCGCTTGCCATGATGAACTTCGCCACAGGGGTGATCATATACCACCAGAACCACGTAATGGCTGCAGTCTGCGCCGCAGTAGGTGTATGGTGCGCCATCGACGCGATCCGGGCGAAATGAGACAGTTCTGCAACGACGACATCGTCGTCTTCCTGAGCTATCTTAGGGTGTGGATCCCGAAGCACGGCTACGGGGCGGAGAGCCTCATCGAGGCTTGGCGGGAGTTCAAGTCGACGCACGTTGCAGATCAGAACCCGGCAATCCAAGAGACAACCAAGCAGCTGGCCCAGCAGCTCATTCAACGAAGTAAGGAGCGGACATGAGACCGTGGAAGAAAGTCCCCAAGATGTGGGGCTACGAAATCATCCTGTACGATGACGAATACTGCGCAAAGATGCTGGTCTACACCGGCCCGCACACGTCATCGAAGCACTACCACGAGCACAAGCACGAGACCTTCTGCGTCGTGGAGGGCGAGTTTGAGATCACGTGGGAGATGCTCGACGACAAGCACACCAAGGGCCGCAAGACCTTTGGCCCCGGCGCCACGCTCGTGCTGTACCCGCGCACCGCGCACCGTGTGAGGTGCCTGTCGGAGCAGGGCGGGAGGATCTTCGAAGCCTCGTCCTCGGACGCGCCGGCAGACTGCGTGCGCCTCGAGCCGTCAATCAATCCGTGCGGGAAATGAGACATGGCCAGAGACAGACACGACTTCCGTACCCACGACTGGGTGGAAGACGAAGCAGTTGACCGCAGACACCGGGAAGAGCAAGCTCACGCCCGCCGTATGGCCCGCAAGGAAAGACGTAATGAACGCGAAACTAGCCAAGAAGCTGCGCAAGATCGCCCGCGGAGTGGGACTCGACGCCAAGACTAGATACGGGCCCTCCAAGCCAGTCCGGGCCATGTACGGCCCGCGGCGCTGCGATCAGAACGGCACTCTGCCGCCCATGGTCATGCTGCCGTGCTTCCGCCGCGCCTACAAGGAAGCGAAGAAACTGTACAAGGGCCTTCCTGAGACAGCACTGGAGCCTAAGAGTGGATGAGCCGAGCAATGAGCGCCCGTTCGCGCGGGCGTGCCTCACCGCGTTGCAGATGCTCGCCATGGGGCTCTGCCTCATGATCGTGAGCAACATGATAGCCGAGTCCGCTAAGGCGCCGGTCGAGCAGTGCCCACTGAGGGAGCAGGAGTGAAGCTGCGCGCCAGCATCGGCAAGCTGCACCCTGCCGAGGTGACAAAGGAGTGGGAGGGGACCTTCGCGGAATTCGTGAAGGCCATCATCACCAAGGTCCCGATCGTCGAAGACAAAGCGAGCGCCGGATGGGTCTGCGGCGTTCACTTCAAGCCTGCCTACAGGCATTCCGAAAACTTCGTGGCCCGCCACTTCCTGAGTCTGGACTATGACCAAATCACCCCAGATGATCACGACCGGATTATTGGAGCTGTCAAAGGCACCGCCTTTCTCGCGTATACCACTTGGTCACACACTCCTGCTAGCCCACGCCTCCGGCTTTGGATACCACTTTCACGTCCTGCTACATCGGAGGAATTTCAAGCAGTTTCTCGTCGAGTTGCGGCCCGTGCTGGAATTGAACTCGCCGCCAGAGAGTCCCACACGCCGTGCCAGTTCATGTACCGGCCCACAGCGAGCACCAACGCGCCGTTCCAAAGCTGGCAAGACACGACGAGCCCGTACCTCGACGTCGACAAAGTCCTAGGAGAGTACAGTGACTGGAAAGACAAGTCCCAATGGCCCCGACGTGCCGATCACGACGAGCTTTACAATACGGACGATGTCGGATCCCCGCTTGATAAACCCGGGTTTGTGGGAGATTTCTGTCGGACGTTCCGAATTACCGAGGCTATTGCGCGATTTGACCTCCCGTATGGGCCTGGCTCCTCCGAAGATCGATGGACCTACACCGGTGGTTCCCGGGCGGATGGCGCCGTCATCTACGACGACGACACCAAACTCCACTCCCACCACGACACAGATCCAGCACGCGGGCAACACAACGCTTACGATCTCGTTCGACTCCACCGCTTTGGCCGTCTTGATGAATTTGATGCAGATACTCCAATTGGCGATCGCCCCAGCACGCGGGCCATGCACGACTTCTGCAGCGGACTCCCCGAGTTCGACGGAATCTTCAATGTTGGATTTACAGCCATCGAAGATGTCGCTGACGGAAGTGCTCCAGAAACAGCGGAATGCCTCCCGAGCACAATTGATCGAGGAGTTGGCCCGTGTACCGATCTCGAAAATGCTCGCCGAATCCAGCGAGCCTTCGGTAAGCGCATCATTTCAGTGGCGGGGAACTTCTATATCTGGCACGAATCACATTGGAAGCTGGATACTCACGAAGGGGAAGTCTGGCGTACAATTACCAAACTGCCTCTGATGATCAAAGCCGAGGCCGTGTCGCTCGCGGACAAGTACGGCCCGACGATGACCGACGAGCAGCAGGGCGAGGTCGAGGGGCTGCTGAAGTGGGCCACCAAGTGCTCCAACAAGCCCGCCCTCGATGCCTGCCGCGAGATGCTGCGCAAGCTGCTGAACGTCGACGGCGAGCTGCTGAACACCGATCGCCGGCTCTTCAACGCCCGCAACGGCACGATCAACCTCGAGACCAGCGAGACCAAGCCGCACGACCCGGCAGACCTGATTACGGCGTGCGCGCCTACCGACTATGATCCGGCCGCAAAGTGCGACCGGTTCGAAGCCTTCGTCTCGGAGATATTCGAAGACAAGCCCGACGTGGTGGCCTTCGTACGCCGCTGGCTGGGCTACTGCGTCACCGGCGAGAGCCGCGAGCAGGCGCTGGTGTTCCACGTCGGCAAGGGCGGCAACGGCAAGTCCACGCTGATGAGGGTTCTAGGGCACGTTCTGGGCTCCTATGCGGCCATGGGGCCCCGGTCCCTGCTCACGGGCAAGGGAGAGATCCGGAACGACGTGGCGGCCCTCGTGGGCAAGCGTATGATCACCCTGAACGAGACCAAGCAGAACGAGGAGTTCGACCAAGCCCAGCTCAAGGAGCTCACCGGGGGCGACAAGCTCTCCGCCCGGTTCCTGCACAAGGAGTTCTTTGAGTTCAACCCTACCCACAAGCTGCAGATCTTCACCAACCACGAGCCCACGATCATCGGGGACGACGGCGGCATGTGGCGCCGCATGCTGCTGCTGCGGTACCGCGTGCGCTACGGCACCGCGGCGCAGGTGGCCACCGGCGAGTACCAGAAGCTCCGCGATGCCAAGCTGGAGGACACCCTCAAGGCCGAGGCCCCGGGCATCCTGCGCTGGCTAGTCGAGGGGGCCCGCGAGTGGTACCGCGCCGAGCTGAACGCGCCGCCGAGCGTGCTGAAGGACACCGCGCGCCTGCGCGCCGAGCAGGACGTGCTGGCGCAGTTCGTGCGGGAGCGGATCGTGAAGGATCCCGCCGGCAAGCTGCCGTTCAGTGACTCCACAGAGTCTATCTACCAAGCCTACAAGGGCTGGGTGCACGAGAACGGGCACAAGGCATTCGCCCGGGGGAAGTTCATGAAGAATGTCAGAGAGGCCCTGCCCACGACAGGTGAAGGCAGGTGGACGGAGAAGGGCAAGACGTATCGAGGGTTCCTCGGAATACGCCTTGCCCGCGACAGCGACGTTACTGAGTAAGGTCGGTGAGTTCGATGCCCCCGTCGGCCACGGCCTGGTTCTGCGCCAGCAGCTCATCGACAGCGAGACGCTGCTCAGCCTGCGTGTCGAAGAACGAGAAGGCCTCAAGCTGCGCCACGGGGACCGTGCGCTTGTACTTGAACTTGTTGCCATCGAATTCGAGAAGCAGATGAGTCTCGCCGAGCTTGTCCTTGACGATCCCGGTCTGGATGTTGGCACGGTTGCCCTGCGGAATGATCGCGATAAAGAAAAGACCCTTCATGTTTGTCTCCTGTTGACGGTGAAGAAGTGAGCCCGTATTCTATGCCGAGGAGTTCCGAATGATCAAATACTGGAAAGTCGGTACGAAAGACGACACGATTTCGTACTACGCCGTGGCCCCGAATCGCAACGTAGCCATCCGGCTGGTTGAGCAGATCTCGGGCCCCTTCAATCCCTCCCGTGTGCTCTGCACCGAGCTGCCTCAGGCGCCCCGGGGCTACAAGATCACGGGGGACGTAAGCCAGTCCGTTCTGGACGAGGACCCCGACAGTGAAGACTAGACCGAAGTGTCCAAAGTGCGGCAAGCCCATGCAGCGCTGGTCCCCGGACGGCAAGCCCGCATGGCGCTGCCGCGAGGGTAGCGGCGATCGTAAGCTGTGCTACAGCACCCGGCAAACCAGCAACATCGTGAAAGTGCGCGACTTCGCCGGCCGCACCAAGGGCAAGCAGCCGATCTTCAAGCGCACCCGCGGCAAGGCCGAGGTGTTCGTGGTGACCTGCGCGCAGAACGCTACGCCGGTACACAAGGGCTTCTACGCCTCGCTCCGGCAGTACTGCAACTTCCGCAGCGCCGAGCTCCTGGTTATCCCGACGCGGTACAAGAACCCGACGTCGCGCTGGACGAAGAGCCAAGAGAATGAGGACGTGTGGCACGTGCCCGATGCCGATCTCTGCAACGTGCGTGTCAAGCTCTGCAAGAATATGGAGGTGATAGGTGACGTCAAGACGCAGCCCACGGCAAGTCAGCCTCTCTCTGGCTTTGAAGCTATCACGGCCGGCGAATCTGGAATTCTGGGGCACACCAAGCTTCAGCTCCGCACAATTGCTGCTCCGCAAGGAAGACTTCCCAAAATCCTCACCACTACGGGCGCATGCACCGTACCGAATTACACTGACAGCAAGGCGGGGAAGCTTGGAGAATTCCACCACACCCTCGGTGCTGCTGTCGTTGAAGTTCGCGGAAACATCTTCCATCTACGACAAATTAATGCCGATAAAGAGGGCTCTTTCTACGACCTCGAAATGCGGTGCACGCCGGAAGGCGTCGACATCGCGGATCGCCCGCTGAGCATCACGCACGGCGACACGCACGTCCGCGCTATCGACCCGGTGGTCGACCGGCTGCAGGGCGAGCTTGTGAACGCGCTGCGCCCGCGGCACCGCGTCTGGCACGACCTGACTGACGGCTACGCGTTCAACCACCACCTCGTGAAGAACCCGTTTGCGCCGATCGAGCGATCGGCCTTAGGAGCATCAAGTGTCCGCCAAGAAGTCTGGGACTCGTTCGAACACGTCGCGCTCCGCACGCCGTCGGACATCACGTCGGTCATCGTCCCCTCCAACCACAACGACTTCCTCCAGCGGTGGATCGAGTCTAATGACTGGCGCATGGTTGGAAGCAATGACCGTGAATTCTATCTTGAGACTGCTCTCGCGCTGGCCCGATTGGCCGCACGGGGTAACGGTTTCCAAGCGGAGAGGCTCAATGCCTTCATCTACTGGGCCAAGCAGCGCTTCGCGAAAACCAAAAACGTGAAGGTGCTGGAGTACGATGAGAGCTGCATGATCGGCAATATCGAGCACGGTATGCACGGCCACCACGGGCCCAATGGCAGCCGTGGCACCGTGCGCAACCTGCGCCGGATTGGCGTCAAGTCGAACACCGGGCACAGCCACTCGCCGGAGATCGACGAGGGCGCGTTCCGTGCCGGCACGTCGACCTTCCTGCGCCTCGGCTACAATATCGGGCCCAGCAGCTGGCTGAACAGCGACATTCTGACCTACGCGAATTCCAAGCGAACCCTGATCAACTACATCAATGGGGAGTACCGACTGTGAGCAATATTGAGCAAGACGCGCTGCTGGCTTGCAGCGATGCCGTTGGCGCCGCCTTAGGCCCACTAGCGCTCGTCCACGACTCGCGACTGCTGTTCGCCTGCATCGTGGCCGAGGGGGCGTACATCGGCGGGCTGCTGCGCACCGGCAAGATCTACACCCCCGAGACGATCGCTCGAGTGTTCGCGGAGGCCATGGTGACCGCTCTGACGCGCGAGACCAAGACGCCAAAGATCTTCTACTCCGATGGCGAGGACACCATGGAGCGCAAGCAGTGAGCGAGCACAAGTGCTTGGACTGCGCTTACGACGAGGTGCCCAACGTGATCCGCACCGAGCCGCCAGTGCTGCAGCCGGCGACAGCCAAGCCGCCCACGGAGCGAGAGCGGCTCCCCATGTGGGACTACATGTTCGGGTACTTCCCGCTGTCGTTCCGCGAGGAGGTGCGCGTCGCATGGGAAGGCAACAAGCAGCACAACCCCGGCACGAAGATGCACTGGGCCCGCGAGAAGAGCACGGACCACCTGAACAAAGCGTTCCGGCATATCTTCGATCACGGCACGGGCCAGATCATGGACACCGACGGAACCTACCACTTGGCCAAGGCCATCTGGCGCCTGCGCGCGGAGCTGCAGCTGCTCATCGAGAAGCGGGAGAGGAACACAGCATGAAAGCCCTTATCACCGGCGGCGCTGGCTTCATCGGGCACCACCTCGTCGAGGAGCTGCTCAACTACACCGACTGGGACCTGACGCTGATCGACCGCCTCGACATCTCCGGCAATCTGAATCGCCTGGCCGAGGTTGGCGCGGTAAAGAACCCGCGCGTCCGCTTCTTCTATCACGACCTGCGCGCACCGCTCAACGGGCAGCTCGTCAGCCAGCTAGGAGGCCCCTTTGACCACATCATCCACCTCGCGGCGGCGACGCACGTCGACCGCAGCATCGCGGACCCGCTCTCGTTTGTCGAAGAGAACGTCGTTGGCACTTGCAACCTACTTAACTACGCTCGACAAGTTGGCTGCGGGCGGCTTCTCTACTTCTCTACTGATGAGGTCTTCGGCAGCGCTCCTCCGGGCGTTGCTTACAAAGAATGGGATCGATACAAGTCAACTAACCCCTACAGTGCTAGCAAGGCTGGAGGCGAGGAACTCGCGATCGCGTTCCACAATACCTACGGCGTGCCCGCGCTGATCACGCACACCATGAATGTCATGGGCGAGCGGCAGCACCCCGAGAAGTTCATCCCGAGCACCATCCGCAAGATCCGCGACGGCGAAACGGTGCAGATCCACTCCAACCCGGAGCGCACGAAGGCCGGCTCGCGGTTCTACATTCACGCCAAGGCTGTGGCCGACGCGGTGCTGTTCGTGCTGCAGAATGGCGTGCCCGGCGACAAGTACAATATCGTCGGCGAGCGCGAGGTGGACAACGCCGAGCTGGCCAAGAGCATCGCTTTCATCATGAGCGAGGGCTTGCGGTACGAGCTGACCGGGGACGGCAACCGGCCCGGGCACGACTTGCGTTACGCGCTCGACGGTAGCAAACTTGCGCGCATGGGCTGGCGACCGCCAGCGACGTTCCAGCAGGCCTTATTCAAGACTGTCACATGGACACTAGAAAACCCCCACTGGCTGTAAGACGCCGGTGGGCGTACAAGCCACCCGAGAAACCTTTTACCGAAACCAAGACACCTAGATATAATCCACCAAGGAGTTCCAATGAGCGATCTGAGAATCAAGGCAGTCGAGCTGGCGATATGCGTCAGCAAGACGGCAGACGAGCTGGTCGAGGGCGCAGCGAAAGTTCTCGCCTTCCTCGAGGACTCATCGAAATCCGCTTCGAAACCGGCGACATCAGTAAAGGCGAAGGCCGCAAAGGCGTCGTCAGCTTCGACGCCAGCCGCATCGGAGCCACCGGCAGCTACGTCCTCTACGTCAACTGCAAGCGAATCAACAGCAAAAGAGGCCGCAAGTACGCCCGCATCTGGTACCTCGCCGGAGTCCAAGTTGCCGAGCGTGGATGACGTGCGCGCTGCGCTGACGGCGCGACAGAACCGCGATGGCGGCGACGCCACCGAGGCCCGCAAGATCCTCGCGAAGTACGCCAAGACCGGGACGCTGGGCAGTCTCGCCGAGGCGGATCGCGCCAAGGTGATCAACGAATGCAACGCCGCAAGCTGATCCGCAATGCCAGCTACATATACAGCCCCTTCGGCAGAGGAGGGGCGGTTGGCTGGTTTGTCGGCTTCGATGTGCTGGGGCGTCGATTTGGCTTCGACCGATCCACGGTGCTCATCAACGGTGATCGGTATCTGGATCGGTGGATCCTGTATGTGGCTGGGTACACTCTCCGCCTACATCGCTTCTGGCGAGGCGATGACGATCGCGCATCGCATACGCACCCGTGGTGGTTCATCACATTCCCGCTGACCTCGTACATTGAACTCGTCTATCACAAGGGAAAGCCCGCCCGGCCGTGCATGCGCAATGTCACTGCGTGGCGCTTCCACTACCGGCCGGCGAACTACGAGCACTTCGTGCTGGGCCGGCAATGGTGGTGGGCCAGTCGGGCGCACGCGCCGTGGTGGACGATCGTGCTGACGGGCCCGAAGCAAAGCTCGTGGGGCTTCTATCCGTTCGACGACACCAGCACCGCGTGGCGGCAGGGAACCGGCAAGTTCGTTAACTGGAAGGACTGGACTTGAACAACGATATCGTAGTGCAGCCGGTCGAGCATAGCCCGCTGGGCCCCTCCGGGGCTCCGCGGTGGATCAACTGCCCGGGCAGCGTCAACGCCAGTAAGGGTAAGACGGACGAGGAGTCGGTGTTTGCCGCGGAGGGATCCGCGGCCCACTGGCTCGCCGACCACTGCTTCAAGCACAACATGCACCCGATGGACTTTCTCGGGCGCATCATCGTAGTCGGCAAGCACAAATTCGGGGTGACCGAGGAGTTCGCTGGCGCCGTAAATGAGTACCTTGAGTGGTGCGCCGAGGTGCCGGCGGACGTGTCGTTCTCCGAAATCAAGGTCTCCTACGAGGAGTGGGTGCCCGGCGGCTTCGGCTGGGTCGACCGCGGCATGATCAAGGACGGCCTCTGCACGCTGCGCGATCTCAAGTTCGGCAAGGGCGTGCAAGTCTGGGCGAAGGACAACGAGCAGCTGCTCATGCAGGCGCTCGGCGTGCTCGGCACGCACTGGATGGAAGACATCCAAGAATTCGAGCTGGGTATTCACCAGCCGCGGCTGGACCACAAGGACGCATGGCGCATCAGCGCCGCCGACGTCCGCCGCTGGGCCCGGGCCACGCTGGTCCCGGTGCTGGAGAAGATCAAAGCCGGAACGGAATTCCAAGCCGGGGAGTGGTGCCAGTTCTGCAAGTTCAAGCGGGACTGCGCTGTGCGCGCGAACGTCGGGCTCACGGTGGCCTTCGGGAACCTTGACGCACCCGAACCCAAGAGCCAGATTCTCGATCCCGCCGAGAAGGCTGCGATCCTGCCCAAGCTGGGCGTCATTAAATCCTGGCTGGCGGATTTCGAGAAAGGCGTGATTGCCGATCTCGTATCCGGCAAAGACGTCGGCGGGTGGAAGCTCGTCGAGGGGCGCAGCAACCGCGCGTTCTCCGACAAGGACGCAGTGGTCAAGCGCGTGAGCCCGGACGATGCCTTCGAAAAGAAGTTGCGTTCGCCGAGCCAGCTTGAGAAACTGATGGGCAAGCCGCGCTTCAAGAAGATTTTAGGAGATCTTGTCGTGAAGCCTCCCGGCCGACCGAAACTTGCAAGCCCCGAAGATCCAAGACCAGCAATGACCAATTTGTCCCAAGTTGATTTTACCAACCTAGACGACGAGGAGTAGACATGGCATCAGAACTCAAGAGCCCGCAGAGCCCGGACATCATGTTCTCGGCCCGGCTGCGATACCCGGTACTGGATGAGCCGAAACCCTTCAAGCCCGGACAGGACCCCCGGTGGGAGAGCGCGTTCGTGCTCGACCCGACGGACGCCAAGCAGGCTGCCGACATCAAGAAGATCCTCGAGGCCGCCGCGGCACTCTCCAAGGAGCACTACGGAAAGGTCGCCCTGACGATCAAGAAGCTCGCCGTGAAGTTCGTTCCCGGCACTCCGAAGCTCGACCTCAACGATCCCAAGAACGAGCCGGATGGCATTCGCAACTTCTGCCTCCTCGATGGGGACACCAAGGAATACGCCGGGTACAAAGGCAACTTCATCGTTGCTGCCAACAACTCCCGGTTCCGTCCCGACATCCGCAATCGCACGGGCGCCAAGGTTCGTAAGGGCGAGCCGCAGTTCCCGTACGACGGCGCGAACGTGAAGGGCTGCATCAACCTCTGGCTGCTGATGGGCAAGAGCGCGCAGGAGACTGGCAAGCTGATCGGCTCCAACCTCCGCGGCGTGCAGTTCGTGTCCGACAACGAGCCGTTCCGCACGGATGAGGTGGACGACGCGGGCTTCCAAGCCCTCGAAGACGAGCCGGCACAGGCCACCACCGCGACGAGCGCGTTCGACGACTAACAGGTTTGGGGGCTGCGGAAGCCGAGACCCGCGTGCCTGAAGGCCAGCAGGGTTTCTTAAATACGCCGCTGCAGCCCCCATCTTCCTCATGCAAACCAGACTACAAAGCCTCACTGAGGTGACCGTCAGCACGGTCCTCGGCGCAGGCATCGGCTGGTACGCCAACATGGCCGTTGGCCTATCGCCCAAGACAAGCTTCTGGCTGACCGTGGTACTCACCGCGGTCTCATTCATCCGCAGCTTTATCGTGCGGAGAGTATTCAACTGGTGGAGTACACGGTGAAGCTCACCCTCGACATCGAGACGTTCAGCCGGGTCAACCTCAAGACGGCGGGCCTCTACCGCTACGCCGAGGACGAGAGCACGGACCTGCTGTGCGTCTGCTGGGCGATCGATGACGGCCCCGTATCCACGTGGATCCCGTCCGCCGATGCCAGCTTCGCTTTCGAGGTGGCCGATGTCGATGGCCAGATCCTGTGCGGTAGCGCGGGCATCCCTACCGAGCTGGCCGCGTGGATACAGGAAGGCAAAGAGGTCCACTGCTGGAACGCCGCCTTCGAGCGCGCCGTGCTCAATGGCCCCGCAGGCCAGAGGTACGGTTTCCCCAAGCTCGAAATCAAACAGATGCGCTGCTCCATGGCGCGCTCACGCTATTGCTCGCTACCCGGGGGGCTGGAGGATGCCGCTAATGAGCTCAACACCCCGATCAAGAAGCGGGTCGCCGGCGTCAACGCCATGCGTTACCTGTGTAAGCCGCGAGCTGACGGCACGCGTCCGACCATTGTTGAGGAGCGAGAGCGCTTCCTTACACTTGTCCCGTACTGTGCTGACGACGTTCGTGCGGAGCGCTGCGTGGACGCAGTCCTGCCCGAGATGTCGCCAAAAGAGCAGCGAATCTGGGAACTCGACCAGGCTATCAACGATCGAGGCGTGCAAATCGATCTCGACGCACTAGCCGACCTCGAGCATCTGATCGACACGTACAAGGAGCAGCTCAAGGCGAAGTGCAAGGAGCTGACTGGCATCGGGCCCACCCAGCACGCGCAGCTCGCGGCGTGGATCCGCGCCAACGGCTACCCGCAGCTGGAGAACCTGCAAGCAGATACCGTCCGCCGCATGCAGGCGGACCCGGCCGTGCCGCATGCAGTAAAGAGCATAATCGCACTTTATGGCACATACGGCATGAAAGCCGTTAGCAAGGTTACGGCCATGCGCAACGCCGTCTGCAAGGACGGCCGCATCCGCGGGATGTTCCTCTACCAAGCCGCAGGCACCGGCCGCTGGTCAGCGGTGATCGTCCAGCTCCACAACATGTTCCGGTCTGTGATCCCCGACCCGGATGCGGCGATCGAGGCGTGCCGCGCCCGCGATCTCGATTGGATTCGTGCGCTATATCCTGGCGTCGATCCGATGAAAGTGTTTGCATCCTGCATGCGGGGTCTCCTGATTGCAAAAGAAGGCCACGAGCTCGTGTTCCCCGACTTCTCGGGAATCGAGTCCCGCTGGAACGCTTGGATGTTTGGGGAGGAGTGGAAGCTCGATGCGTATCGCCAGTTCGACGCCGGCACGGGACCAAAGCCGTACGCTGTGGTATATGGCCGCGCTTTCGGCGTTGACCCTACTACCATCACCAAGCTTCAGCTCCTTATTGGAAAGGTACTCGACCTCTCCATGGGCTACGAAGGCGGCGTCGGAGCCCTCGTCAAGATGGCGAAGACATATGGCCTCAATCTGGAGGACCTGATCCCGGCCTTCGAACAGGCGCCGCGGTCCATCCAAGACCAAGCCCTCCACAACTACGAATTCATGGCGCAGCAGGGCCGCGTTGGTGACCTGCCAGCGAACACGTGGGTCGCCTGCGAGGCCGTCAAGCTGATGTGGCGCGAGGCGCACCCCAAGATCGTCCGCGGCTGGTGGCAGCTCAAGGAAGCCGGCCTCAACGCCGTGGCCAACCCCGGGAAGATTTACGACGTGGCGCAGAAGCGCCTCATGTTCAAGGTCGAGGGCCAGTTCCTGATCATGCGCTTGCCATCGGGCCGCAAGGTCCGCTACTTCAAGCCGTACATCAGGGACAACGCGCTGCACTACCGTGGCGTCGACACGGACACCCGGCTCTACGGCGACACGGCCACCTACGGGGGCAAGACCTGCGAGAACGAGACGCAGGCGGGCTGCCGCGACCTCCTCGCCGACGCCATGCTGCGGTTCGACATGCTCAAGGCTCCGATCGTGATGCACGTGCACGATGAGCCGGTCTTGGAGTACCATGAGGGCATTCTCTCCGACCAGAGCGTAGAGCAGGTCATGTGCGCAGTACCGGATTGGGCCGAGGGCTTCCCCCTAGCAATAGAGATGCACCGTGGAAAGAGGTATCGCAAGTGAAGAAAGAATCTATCGACTCGAAAGCGAGTTGGAGCAAGCGTGCTGCCGCGTGGCAGCGACTGCGGGAATCTTCCACCGCAAGTACAAAGGCCCCGGACGCCGCAGCCACCCCGACCGACTCTTCGCCAAAGGCGGACGAGCCCTCTGGATCGAGTTCAAGCTCCCCGGCAACACCCCTACCGAGCTGCAGTGGCTCGAAATCAGAGCCATGCGCGCCGCCGGTCTCCGAGTAACGTGGACGAGCAGCCGTCGTGGCTTTAAAAAGATTCTCGCAGCTTACTGGGGACCAGCATGACGCAATCCGGTTCCTGCAAGATCATCCGACCGGAGGACTATGGGCGGACGTGGGGACAGGCAAAACGGTCTCCGCCCTCACCGCAGTCAAGCACCTCCTTAACAGATTCGACATTCGACGGGTACTCGTTATTGGACCCCGACTGGTGGCCGAGCGCGTCTGGCACACAGAAGCCCAAGAGTGGGAGCACCTCCAAGGATTACGTGTCTCGCGCATTGTTGGAAGCCGAGAACAGCGCCTACGAGCGATGGATGTGGATGCGGACGTTTACACAATCACGCGAGACAATGTCGTCTGGTTGGGAGAACAATTCATCAAAGACAAGAAGCAGTACCGGCGCTGGCCGTGGGACCTCGTTATCGTCGACGAATGTCAGAGCTTCAAACATCAGTCCTCCAAGCGATTCAAGTCACTGCGGCGGTTGCGTCGCCTCTTCTCTCGTTGCTGGCTTCTCACGGGATCGCTCATGCCCAACGGCTATACCGATCTCTGGGCGCAGCTCTATCTCATTGATCAGGGCCAGCGCCTGGGCCGCACTGAAACGGCTTATCACGAGAATTTCTTCAAGTGTGAGGTAAGAGATGGCATCCCGAGCAGAGAGATCCTCCCCGGATCGCCAGTCAAGATCGACGCCCTCATCTCCGACGTCTTCCACGTCATGCGAGATGCCCAACCTCCTGCGCCGACCAACTTCGTCAAGGTCCAGCTCACGAAGTCCGAAATGGCCCTTTACCGCAAAATGGTACGGACCAGCGTTCTTGAAGGAGTGGGAGATCAACCGATCAGTGCAGTTAATGCTGGAGTTCTATGGGGAAAGCTACTTCAGATGGCAAACGGGGCGATCTACGACTCCGAGCACAAGTGGCACAAGATCCACGACCAGAAGCTCGAGGCGCTCTGGGAACTCCTCGAAAGCCTCCCGAAGCCGGTCATCATAGGGTACGGATATGTCCACGACGTGGAACGAGTGTTCGCATCTTTCCCCCGGCGTCTTGGCAAGCTCGCTGTCCTTAGGTCCAACGCGTCCCTCGACGCATGGCGCAAAGGAGAAATCGACTATGGAATCATGCATCCTGCAAGCGCAGGCCACGGTCTCAATGACCTATACCTCTCGGGGGCCGAAAACCTGGTATGGTTCGGATTCACAAACAACCGAGAGTTCTATGACCAGCTTAACGGTCGCATCGCCGGAGGACATCGGCGTACTGGAAGAACGGTTTGCATTCATCATATCGTCTCTGAGGGCACGATTGACGAAGAAGCCGTAGCGCTACTAGACTTCAAAGGAGAGCAGCAGGTGGCTGCGCAGATACGTGTGGCCGAGAAACTGAAAGGGGAACTAGCATGCGCAAGCCCGACGACGACAGGTATATTGACTCCGGGCTCCCCCTTCCCTTCAGAGCCGAAACTGACGTCGATCGAGTGGTAGGCCCCCGACGCAAGAGCAATCGCAATGACCCCAGATCTCTTGAAAGCTATCCTCTGGCCCGGATCTACAATTGGAAAATTACATCCCGGGACTAGGAACGATATGCGTGACGTGTGGTTGGGACTGACCAGTACTGATCCGGAAGTTGCGTACAAGCGCTACGCCCGCCAGCTGAACAGAGATTATTTCTACTCCGTATTTCCATCCCCGCTTGCGGCATACTGCAGCAAGATTGTCGAGAACCTCGCCGCGGCAAATGGCGCCCCAGTCCGATTCGGCAAGTGTGGTGCCGATCTGCCCGGTGCACGTGTCTGCGACCGCGTCCTTGAGATCAGTCACCTCGAGGAGTGCCTTCTCGAGGTTAGATATTCGGTACGTGACTATGGCGTCAAAACCTACGCTCTTACCGTCCGCTGTGGTTGTGGCGAGTCCCGAGAGGTGTTCCGTGCGCACGGTAATGTGCTCATGCAGAACAGCGTCGATGTGGAGCGGGAAGCACCAGTGGAAGCCGGGGGCCAGCTCGCGCTTGAACTTCCCGAGCCGGATCAGGAGTCCCCTTTCAAAAGGGTAGATGATGACGCACGGAATCAGCGCCTCGAAGCACGCCTGGATGATCTCGAAGATTTTATCAAACACGAGTCACCTCAGTATCCGTGGGGTTAGTGCTGGCCGAACATCCTATCGACTAGGTATCCTAGCGCAGTAACCACAACGCCACCGATGGCCCCCATGGCCGTCATGTAACCCTTCTGCTTCGCCGTATCAGTCCTGAGCGCACCGATGGCCTTGTAGGCCTCCATGTCCATGGTGACATGCTTGTCGAACGCTTCCACGTGGCTGTCGATCTTCTGCTCGATGCGGCCGAGAGTGCGTTGGATGTCCATCATTATTTCGTCGCTCATGTCACTGATCCTTTTCCTTTTGGTCCCTGATGTTTAGCCAGTGGTAGACCGCGGTCAGGGTTCCGCAGACACCGGCCCAGATACTGAAATCGGCAGTGCTGGCGTGCTTCCACAGGTAGACGCTGGCGAAGATCCACGCCCCGGCCACGAGCAGCATCACGAACCAGTCTCGGCAATCGTTCTTCATCTTGCGTCTCCGTTGACCAACATTCTGTAGTTGTTGGTGAACTGATCGTGCGTGGCGGCGCCCAGCGGGGTGTTCCAGTGCGCCTTGTAGTAGGCCCAGAGCCCCTCGAGGTCACTGGCAGCCGGCAAGCTCCCCGGTGCCCGAAGGTAATGCACGCGTGCCATGAGGATGGCGAACGCGTCGTTAGTGACCATCTCGACCGGGCGCGGCGGCTGCGTGGTCGCCAGCGCGCACAGGTCCGCCTCAAGGTTCTTGTGATAGGCGAGGTAGTTCAGCCAGATGTCGTTGAACGTCGCCGGCTCCATCTGGAAGATCCCCAGTGCCGGCCCGCCACCGGTTTGCCGGCGGTATTGCCCTAGGTGGCTCTCCTGCGCCGCGGTCGCCATGAGGAGCTCCTCGGCGTCAGGCGACCAAAGTTGCACCGGCTTGAGCGTCTTCTGAATCAGCGCCCGTAGCTCGTTCGACGTCATCACGAGATCTCCTCCGGATCAGCGCCGTCGCCAATCAGTGTCTGCGCGTGCCACTTGCCATCGATCTGCGTCAGCTTGACGAGCCCGCCCTCATCCAGATTGAACTCGTCCCGGTTCTTGAACAGCACCGTGCCGAGCAGTCGGAGGTTGGATCCAGAGCAGACGATCAGGATCGGCTTGCCACTGGCCTTGGCTTCCTTCACTCGCGCCCTGAACCATGTCATGACGCGCTTCTTGAACTCGTTGTACGACTCGCCGCCGATCGGCTTGGTATCCGGATGGCCGAGCAGCTCCTTGACCTTGGGCCTGGCTTCGGTCTTAGGGAGCCCGCAGATCACGCCGAGGTTCCACGTCATCGCTGCCGGCGACGGCACGACGCTGGGCGCCTTGATCACGCCCGACTGAATGATGTGCGCGGTCTCGGTCGTGCGCTTCAACGGCGGAGCGAAGATGTCACTCAGCGGCTCGAGCTTGAGGTGCTGCTGCGCGGGGATGAGGCCCATGCGGCCCTTGTCCGAGAGCGGTAGGTCCAGCCAGCCGTCTGAACGCTTGAGCACGTCCATCGCGGTTCGCCCATGTCTCATTAGATACACGATCATTTGAACTTCCTCTGGACTTCCTCACGAAGCCCCTTTGGCTCTCTGACGCCGCGATCGGAGAGCGCCGCAGCGCGGGCCTCCGAGCGAATCTGTTGCACCTCGCGCCAGCCGATCGCATCGCCCGGGTGCGCGGTGTTGAAGTGGTCGACCTGCTTCAGCACTGACTTCTCTTCCTTGTCGTCGCTCGCCACGATGGCGGCTCGCAGGTTGGTGCTGAGCGCCTGCTTGCGCGTCTGCACGCGGTCGATGTAGTTCTGCTTCTGGGTATTGATCTCGTTCTGCGCGGCGATCTTCTGCGGCGTGAAGCCCGCGCCCTGCACCGCGATGTCCCACTTCGACAGCTCTTTCTTGTCGACCACTGTATCGCCTTTTAGATTTTTAGCGCCTTCTTGGCTATAACGTAGTGACTTGGCGAGCGCCGCCGACTCAGGCGGCAGGAAGTGCTCGAGCCCGCGCTCGAAGTGCCCCTGCGCCATCATGTCCGCGCCGGTGACGGCGTTGATCGGGATGGCAGCCACCGGGCCCAGGAACTGCCCCATGGCGTCCATGACCTGATCGCGGCCCTTCATCTCCCGATCGGGTGGCTTGTACCACATGTCGTTGTAGCTCGCGCCGCGGCTGAGTGCTGCGCCGGTGATCTGGCTGGCAGGCCCGGTCATGATCGAGTCGGCTGCCGTCTTGCCGAGGTGATCCTGCAGGTGCTCGTGCAGCGCCTGAGTCATGTCGAACGGCCGGTCGGGGTCGACCTGGTTCATGATCGCGTTGGTCAGCCCGGAGATGAGTCCGTAGACCGGGAAGCCGATACCAACTCCCGTGACGCCCGCGTACAGCATCATGCGCGCCATCGTGTTGCTGAACGCGTGCGCCGCGGACAAGCGCTCTTCCTTCGTGGAGTCGGCCTTAAAGGAGTCGCGCAGGTCGCGCCCCAGCCGATACGTTACGCCCCAAGCGTACTGGCGGAAGAGCCCCGCCACCTTGGCGAAGTCGTTCTGCAGCACGCCCGGGCGGTTGGCGTTGGTGTAGTCGAAGTGGCTGTCCCACGTCACGTTGCGGGCGAGCTTGAACGCATCGTCGGTGCTCATGCCCTTCTTGACCCCCAGCCGGTACGTGGCGAGGAAGGTCGTCATGCGGTTCTTGTGCTCCATCGCATTGAACAGGTAGCCGGCCACGCGCTGGAACTTATCATACGCGCCAGTCATCGGCGCGCCCTCGCCGCCCGAGGCCAGCATGGTCGTGTTCGTGTTGGAGAAGATCCCCATGTCGGCCGCGCGCTCGAAGGCCGCGCGCTCATCGCCGCGGAGCTTGTCGGAGAGCTTGCCGCGGGCGCCGGCCCACTGCAGCACCGCCTTGCTCAGTTCCTTGGTCGCCCCGATCTGCCCGAAGTGCCGGGCAATCTGTGGCTGGGCCAGCATGGTGTTCTGCAGCGAGATGCGCAGCGCCGTCGCCGGTGCCGCGGCGAGGTACCAGAGGAAGCCAAACTTAGTGAGGTTCGACGCCCACGGCGAGGACCGCGGATTCTTGATCCAATCTAGTCGCTGTTCTAGTTCTTTGGCCAGCGCAGCGCCCCACTCGGAGTTCTTATCTGCAAGCTTATCGCCGGGATTCTGGGCACTTACGGTCGCCAGCGCCTCGGCCTGCTTCTTCACATTTGCTAGTCGAGTATCTAGTCTATTGCCATACTCCAGCCGTGCTTGCTGGTGAGCGCCATGGAATGAGTTGTAGGCGAACGCGCGCAGCGCGTCCTGCGAGAAGCCGAGCCGCCCCTGCCGCATGATGAAGTGCTTGCGCATCGACATCTCAGGCATGGCCTTGAGGTAGGTCTGCCAGATCTCTTTCTCCAGCTCGCCGGAGCCGTCCGCGTCGTGCGCCAGCGACATGACCTTCTTCACGAAGTCGGGATCGATGCGCTCCATCTCAGACTTCGAATCGATCTGCTGACCCTTGTCGACCTCCAGCCCCTGATCGCGCATGTGCTTGAGCCACTGGTCTTGGTCGTCCTTGTTCTCGAAGCGAGAGAAGGCGACGTGGTTGCCCTCGGCGTCCATCGCGCGGGCCCAGCGGTTGCCGAAGCGCTGCAGCGGGAAGTACACGCCCTTGACCCGGCCAGATTCGAACCGCTGCCGGAGTTCCGCCATGAGCTGCTTCTTCGTGTTCTCGTCTGCGCCAGTCTCCTCGATACGCCGGGTGAGCGCGTCGAAGATGCGCTGCCGGGCAGTCGCGTAGTGGTCGCGCACCGTGTTGTAGAGTTCGCGGCCTTCGGAGCCGAGAGCGTCGGAGTCGTAAGTCTTCTTCAGCCCTGCATGCAGGGCGCGCTGATACCGATCGTCCTGACGCTTGTCGGGCGACTCGGCCAGCTCTTCCTTGGTGTACTGCGACTCGTACGGCTTCGAGGCGTCGTGCCCCAGCAGCGTCGAGGAGTGCATGAGTTCGGACAAGCCCCAGCCTCGGTCGTCCTGCTTGGCCTGCCACTTCGACCACTTGCGCGCGATGTCCGCGCCCTCGTTGACGAGGCGCCCACGCATGCCATCCATCGCGTCGTGGTCGTCGATGAAGCCATGGAGGTCCGGCATTAGGTCCTTGCGCATGAAGTCCATCATGTTGCGAAGCCCGATCCAGCCCAGCCGCTTGTTGTCATTGGTGCCCCGGCCCCACTCGGCCAAGTTGCGTCCTGTCTTCTGGGCCTGCGCCACGAAGTTGTCCCACGCTGTGCGGGAGTCGATCGAGCCCCGGTTGGCGTCCATCTGCTCTTCCACAGTGCGCGCCAGCTTGTACTGGATCGCCTTGGGATCCGTCGGGTCGAGATCGCGATCGATCTGGTGGTCCGTCGCCTTGTTGTCGGCGAACCGCGGGACGTCGCCCTTGTACGCGAGGCCCGCTCGAGCCGCGGCATCGGTCTCGCCTAGCATCGGGTTGTTGCGCCGTACCAGATCGCGAATATCGTCGTCGGTCCAGTTGCGCACCAAGCCGACTTTGCGGAGCGCACGCCGCACGCCGTCGACGACCGTTCGCCAGAGGCCCGGATCGGCGTTGGCGTCCTCGGCCAAGTGCGCCGCGTACTCATCGCCAAGGGCGGTCATGTGTTCCTCGCTGCCTACGTCGAATCCGCGCGCTTCGATGAGGTCCTTGGCGAGCTGTCGATTCTTCACTTTGTTGGCGAGGTCGAGCATGGTCTTCCGATAGTCGGCGCCCAATATGTTACGCAGACCCATGTGCGTGTACTCGTGGGCCAGCGTCTTGATGATTTCGCTCTGCCCGCCCGGACGTCCGTCGTCTGTCGGGCTGGCCAGATGCCCGTCGCCGAAGACGTGCACAGTGTTCGTGTCGGGGTCGTACAGGCCCGCCGGCGTGCCCTCGTAGTTGCGCAACTGCTCCTTGGTGCGCGCAGACAGCTGGCTATCGGGCAGGGCCAGTGCGTCATTCTTGTCGCCGTGCACGTGCGTGCGCGCGGCCACCGCGGGGTGGATCTTGGCGAGCACCGGCTTGAGGTGCTCGGTCGCCTCGTCCTTGGTCATGCGCGGGTTAGTCGCGCGGTCCATGTCCTCGGCTATATTCTCTTCGGCCGTCTTGCTGCGGATGTCGGGATTGGCTGGATCGAAGTCGCCACTATTGCCGACAGCTGACTTCACCTGCTCTGGCTCGAAGGCGACGTGGTACTGCTGCTCGCGGCCATCGATCTTCATGCTCGGGAAGATAATGCCGTCGTGCCCAGCCCTCTTCAGCTCGTTGCGCAGGTACTGCGGATCGAACCGGCCCATTGGATTGCCCTTGGGCGGCAGGCCGGCAGCCTTGCGGCCACGGGCAAGGAACTCGTCGAAGCTCGTGGGGCGCCACGGGTTCTCGATCTTGAGGTGCGTTGGGTAGACTACGCCTTCGCTACCCGAGAAGTCGCCCGCGCCCTCAGGACTATCTGTGAACCACGAGCCAACGGCGTCCATCCCTGGCGTGCGGTTCAGCGCCTTGCCGGCAGCATTGCGATCGAAGCTCGTGACGTCTCCGAGACTCTTGCCGTTGCGCTCCCACACCGGGGTGCCATGGTATACGACCTTCGGCGAGCCGTCGGCGTTCTTGACCACGCTCTTGCCGAACCAACGCTTTAGGTTGGCGGCGCGATCTTTGATTGCCGCGAACCGGCCAGTGGGCTTGGAGCCGGGCGCCGGACGCTCCGGGGGTGCCTCGGCCTGCTGCTTGGCGACACGCATGATGCGCTCGTGCAGCGCGTCGTACTTGTCTGCTGCGGCGTTATACCCGCGCACGTCTCCGGCGTCGCGCGCCTTGTCCATTGCCGCTCGGTGCTCGGCAAGCTCGTCGTTCATGCGCTTCCACACATTGGCTTGCCGCACGTCGGCGAAGCGTGGCGGCTCTTCGCCCTTCTTCGCCCGCCCCGCGCGCAGGTCGTCGATGATGCTCTGCTCGGCCGGGGTACGGATGCGCTGGTTGCGCTTTTCCTGCGCAGCGCGGATCGCGGCCAGCCGGTTCGGTTTGGCCGGGGCCGCCGACAGGGCATCGGTTGGGCGCGTGCGTTCGGCTTCTATGCGAGCCGACTCTTTTTCAGCGGCTTCAGGAGCGGCGATCGGTGCCTCGGCGGTAGCTGGGGCAGGGGCCTCTTCGGTGGTCGTAGGCGCCGCCGCGGCTTCGGCGTCTCTGCGAGCTTTCGCCTCAATCAGCGGCCCCGCAAGGTCTCGGCCCTGCACCAGCGGGGGTCGCTTGCCCTTCGGGTTGGCAGCGGCGGCGTCGGCGTCCTTCTTGACCTGCTCCTCGAGGAGCCGCTCGGCCGGGTCGACCCCCTGCTGCAGCGGCGGTCGGGCGGCGGCGCGGCGCTCGGCCAGCGCGCCCTTCGGCGCTACTTTGTCCTTGGCTAGATTGCGAGAGTCCTGCGCCTTTGCAGCCAGTTCTTTGGGTAGGTTGAAAGCACCCGGGTCGTTCGGCCCGTTGCGGTACCCTTCCAACTGGTCGGTGGGGACGTCTACGTGGAACAGCCTACCGCCGTATCCCTTCTCGAAGGGCATCGCGATGCCGGCCGGATCGTCAGTAAAGCGGGTCTGCTCACCCGGGCCTTCCCCTTTCTTGCCGCCGCGCCACAGGCGCGTGGTGCCCTCCGCCGGCGCGGGCAGATCCCGCTCCAGTGCGGTGAGGTCGCGCCGGTGGGCGGCTATCGGAGCTTCCTTGGCCACGGGACCGCGGACCTTGGCGGCCATAGCTGCGTCCAAGGCCTGCTGCCGGCGCTCAGCCAGCGTCTGCGCCGTTACGGGGGGCGGGCCGCCCGTTGGCTCCTCCTCATCCTCGGTCGGCTCTGGGGCCTTCTCCGGGGCTTTGGCCTTGCCCGGGGCTAGCTCGTCGAGCGGGTCGAGGATGAACTTGGGCTCGCCCTTGGTGGCTTTAGGCACCTCAGGACCCAGCTGCTGGAAGTCGTCCTCCGGGTTCTGCGCCTTGAGGCGCTCCGCGGCGGTAGTCTCTTTGGCCGGTTCGTTGGCCGATCTTTGGGCCGCCAGCCGGTCCCTAAGTGCCTGCAGGGCGTTCACCTGCTCGGTCGGCAGCGCCTCGGCCAGCGTCGGCTTGGCCGGTGAGGCCCCGCCCTTCTCCTCGGCGACCTCTGCCTGCGCGACATCCTGATCGGCCGCCTGGTTCTTGGCGGGAACGAAGTCCCGGTCCTTCTGGGCCTCCGCGCGCTTGGCGGCGAGCGCTCCCTCCTGCTCACGCTGGGCGAACGCCTCATCGGCGCTCGGGGCATTGCCGACCTTGCCGGCCTGCCGCTCGGCGGCGCCGAAGTCCTGATCCTTCTTCAGCTCGTCTTCGGCCGCCTGCGCGTTGGCGATCTCGTCCTCGGCCGACTTGCGGGCTGCCTCGACCCGGGTCTGGTGCACTGTCGCGGCGTCGTGCTCGGCACTGACATGGGCGTTCGCCTGAATGGCGGCTACCTTGCCGTCGAGGGCGTCGCCGCCTGCCGCCAAGGCCGCCTGCTCGGCGTCAGTCTGCGCGGCGTCCATGGCCGTGTGCTGCGCCTCGAGGATGCGGTTGGTCATTGCGTCGCTGGCGCCCGGGCCCTGCGTAGCGGCAGGACCATTGACCAGCCGGTTGACGCCGCTGTGTGCGGCGCCGCTGAAGGAGCCGAAGGTCGCGCCCATGAGCGCGCCTTCCCCGATCGTGCGCAGCGCCTCGCCGAGGGTGGTGTTCTGGTCGAGCACTCCCTTGTCGATGGCGATCTGGAGGGTGTTCTGGACGGCAAGCGCCAGCGACTCGTTGGTCGCCTGGCTCGCTACGGCGCCCGCTACGCGGCCGGCGGCGTTCTGGGCCAGTACCTTGCCGATCGCAGTCTGCATAAGCGCCTGCGCCGCGGGGGTCTTCTGCAGGGCCGTCATGACGGGTACCTGAGGCACGGTGGCCGCGAGTCCCGAGAGCACGCCGTAGACCTTGGCTTGGTCGTCGGATGCGCCGCTGTCGCGCGCTTGGGCGTAGCTGGTGAGTCCGAAGTCGGACATGAACATCGCAGCTGCCGGGGCTTGGCCACCGGGGATCATGGAAATGCCCAGCCCGCCCAGTATCTCGGGGGCCATCGTCAGGGCCTTGTAGGCAAACTGGTGTTCTCGCGGCATGGCCTCGCGTGACACCTGCCCCGCCAGCGCGCGACCGTGCGACGCCTCGGCGATGTTGCCGGTGGCTTCGACCATCTGCTGCTGGAGCTCGCCGAGGCGCTTCTGCTTCTCTTCCTCGGACAGGTTGACGTAGTTGTACCATCCGCGGACGAACTGGTCAGGGCGCATGCCTACGTGCTTGGAGATCTCCTGCACCACCGGGTCGTCGATAAGCGCGATGCCTGCCTTGCCCGCGTCGCGGACGGCGTCGCCAAGGACCATGGTTCGGTAGAATTCTTCGCGCGCTGAAGAGAATTGGTGGTTCGCCATGGCTTCCTTGGCGCCGTGATACATCTGCGCGCCGCGCGCACCGATGCCCGTCAGAACGTCAGTACCGAAAGTGCTCTCAGCGGGCTTGGGGGCCTCGGTCGGCTTGGCTTCTGGCTCGGGCGCCGCGGCTAGCGGGGCGTCCCAGTAGGCGGGCCGGGGCGCTTCCTGCTCGGCGTCGGGACCCGCGACAGACTGCCGGCCCATGGAGGCGGCGTCATCGTGCTGCGGCGCGGGAGCGCCTTCGCCCATCGGGGCATCCCAGTATGCTGGGCGTGCAGGTTGTTGTTCGGCCGGAGCGTCTTCCGCAGCAGCCATAGAGTTCTCCTACTGTGCGGGCGTGTTGTCGCTGTCCTGCGCTGTCGGGGTGTCGCTGTTCTCGCCGTACGGATCCGGGCCTACGTTCGCCGCGGGAACATGCCCCTTGAACACACGCCCGGAAGGCATCTGCAGGGACTCGGTCTTGCTCATGCTCGCAGCGCTGCCGCCACCCTGCCCGCGGTTGACCGCGTTGAAGTAAGGCGCAGGCAAGAACCCGTGCACAGCTTCGAACACGTCCGCTTTGCGCAGGCCAACGTTGGGATTATTCGGATTCTTCGGATCCGGCGGAATCACGCCGTCGGGGTCCTTGACCAAGTCCGCGATCTCCGCGGAGGTAGGCGGAGCCTTGGCGGTCCCCTTGCTAGGTGACGGGCCATACTTTTCGTTATCCCAAGGCACGTACTTTTCGCCCTGCGGAGCATAGACGCGACCCGTGCGCTTGTTGGCCATACCCTGCTTCTGACTGGGCGGCGCAGTGAGGTCCGGCTCCATCTGGTGGGTTTCCGGGTTCATCTTCATCGCCGCGATATTGACGGGGGCCTTAACCCAGTCGCCGCTACCCGGCTTGTTCGCAGCCGCGCGCTCAGACATGGCGCCGCGCAGGTACGCCGAGTCGACGCGCGCCGCGTAGGACGAATCGGACGCGTACTTCTTCGCGTCGACGTTCTGCTCTTCCTTCCACTTCTCGAAGCCGCGCGTGGCCTCGGCAGACTGCCGGCCAACTTCGAACTCGCGCTCCTTCATGCCACGCTCGAATTCCTCGCGGCGCCCCGCCAGCGCGGTCTGCTGACCGAACTCGGCCTGCTGCCGCTGGTTCTCATACCCCTCCTTGAGGTTCATGAGCTTCTCTTCCATCATCTCCTTGAGGTTCTGCGACGCAGCGTCGGCAATGCCCTTGCCGCCGCCCTCGAGCGCGCCGCCAGCTGCGAATGCCAGACTACCCATTAGCCTGCTCCTGTGCCTCTTCCTGCGGCGACTCCGCCGCTTCTTCCTGAGGCGAGCCTTCCGGGGCTCCGCCGCTCTGCTGCGCGCCCTGCGCTAGCATGCCGCCCTGCGGGGCACCCTGCGGTCCCTGCGGGCCGGCAGCCTGCGCTGGCGGGCCTGCGGGGCCAGCGTGGTCCGCGTGCGGGGTGGTGTTGTTCTTCTCGATCGCGCCCATGGCATGCTGATGCGCCGACACGTAGGCCTGCGCGTGCTTGCTCATCTGGCTCTTCGGCATCATGTGCTGTGCGTGGGTGAACTGCTGCTTGGTTACGCCGAACGCGCGCAGCATCCCCTCGTAGACCGCGCCGAACACGGCCGTGCACTCCTGATCGGAGTACTGAATCTGTTTCACCTGCTCGCCAATCTGCATGACGTGAGCCGCGGTGTCGCGGGCAAACGGCAACGCCAGCGGCAAGGGAGCCTTCTGCTTGGTGAAGATCGCCTTGGCGAGCATCACTGACACAGTGACGATCGACTTGATCTTGTCCGGGCCCTGCGCGTACAGCGCGGGCAGCAGGTGCTCGGCCGCGCCCTTCTGGTATAGCGTCTCCACGAGTTCCTTGTCGAGCGACTGGTAGGCTTCCTTCAGGGACGGGCTCAGCGGCACGTTAGCCGTGCTGGCCGACTGCGGCCCGCCCATGGCGCTCTGTGCCCCGGCAGGCCCAGCATTTGCGTCGCTGTCGTCATCGGCGGTATCCTCTCCCGTAGAAATCCCGGCGCCAGGAGCGTTGGGATCCGGAACAGGAGAACCACCTTGAGCATTCTGACCACCCTGCTGGCCGTCTTGGGCTTCTTCGGGCTGGGCGGCGCCGCCGCCAGCTTGGCCATCATCCTGCTGTTCCCCATCATCCCCACCCGCTGGTGCGGCGCTGTCTTGGGATTCACTTGGGGCCTGCTGGTCATTAGCCTCGGGGCCGCTGTCCTGCTCGTCGCCGCCATCGGCGTCGGCTTGGCTGTCAGCCTGCTGAGCTGATGCCTTCGGAGGCGCAGCGTGCTTGACTGGTTTCTTGTGCTTTGCCTTGTCTTCGACGGGCTTTTTATCGTCGGCGGGTTTGTCTTTCTTGCCGGCGTCATTCTTGGCTTTTTCAAGTAGTGCCACGTTAGCCTCCCGGTACGCCGCCGCGCGGCGTTGAACCCATGCCCCACACGGGAACAGGCGAGTTTGCGCTCGGCACTGCGCCCGCACCATTCGAACCCAGCATCTGCTTGAGCGCCTGTGCGCGCTGCAGGTATCCACTCGGCACGGTGATCGGCGACTGCGAAGCCGCGAGCACCTGTTGCCCGGCTGGCCCGCCGAACGACTGGTTGGGCTCGCGCAGGAAGTTTAGCTGCTTGTTCATCGCAGCTTCCTGCATCATGCCCTGACCCAGACCACCGATCGCGCTGCCAGCGCCCTGTATGGCCGACTGGCCCAGTTTGGTATTGGCGAACTTGAGGAGATTGCTGCCGAATCCGCCGCCCGAAGTATCGGTCGCCGCCGCATCGGGATTGCCGTAAGGCATGCCGTGCGCCTGCGCGTACGACGCTCCCTCGAGATCCGGGCTTGGCGGGCCGCTCGACGGCATCGTCGGCGCGTTGGGTCCAGTCGGCGCGGCCAGCGAGTCCGGAGGTGCCGCACCCTGAGGCGGGGTAGTTCCGAAGTTGCCTGTCGGCTGGCCGGTGTTACCAGCCGGGGCCGAGCCGTTGTAGGAGGAGGAGCCCCCTTCACCCATGCCGGGCATGCTCTGCCCTGATGCCTGCGCCACGGCGCCCCGGTCGGCGTTGAGCGCCTGAGTCTGCGCCAGATTGGCCTGCGGGCTGATGTTGTCCGACACTGCTGTAGAGCCAGTCATCTCAGTCATTGGCGCCCCGTTGTACGCGGCGGTAGAAGCGTCAGGAAACGCGGCGGTGTTGACGCCTACGCTGTTGGAGAAGGACACGCCGGTCTTGGCAAGCGATCCGCTGGCGTCCGCCGCGGCTTGATTGGCTTCCACCATGTTTCCGGCGCTGGATGCGCCCGCTTGGCCGGCCGCTTCGCTAGCCTGATCTGCTACGGTATTGCTCAGTTCCGTGCCCGCGGATTGCAGTGCGCTCTGGCCAAACATCGCGTACGCGGTGCTGCCCAAGCTCGCAGCCATCATGAGGCCCTGCCCCACATCCGACTTGAGGAACTTACCCACGCTGCCGCCGATGAGTCCGCTGGACGCCAAGCCCTGCGTGATGAGCAGGCCGCCCGCGAGTGCGCCGGCGCCGGTCGCGATCAGCGCGATGCCGCCTACTACTTCAAGGGCCGGAAGAATTTTGCTGAACAGTCCCACTATGCTCTCCTCACAACTTTGGTCTTACGGGCGTCGGCGCACCCGGTACCGGGGGCGTGGTGCCGCTGGTACTGACGGTGCCTGCGGCCGGGCCTCCGAATACCACGTTCACCGCCTTGAGCGCCGCGTTGAGCGTGTTGATGACCGCGGTAACGGCGACACCGGAGCGAGTCGCGTCGATATCCTTGTTGTTCAGGATAGCGCCCACCCCCGACAGCATCGTCTGCACCATGGCCGCCGTCGACTGCGTGGTGGCGACGTTCTGTGTCACGGCGCCCTGAATCTCGGCCAGCTGCTGCGATCCGACGTTGGAGAGCAACTGCCCCGAGAGGGCGCCTTTGATCTGTGTAATCTGCTGGATCATCGCATTCTGCGCCGCCGCATTGGTCGCGTTCGCCTGCTGCGTCTGCCCGGCATTGAACTGGCTGGTCTGCGTGTTCAGCTGGGCGTTCATCTGCTGATTCTGGTTCTCCTCCCCCGCGTTGAACTCGTTCGCCTGCGTCTCGAGCTGCGAGTTCTGAAGCGCAGCGTTGGTGGCCGCGCCGGCGTTCTGCTCGGCGAGCGGTGCCGCGGCGGCAGTGGCTGCAGCCTCCGACGCACCTGCAGCGATACTGGAGTTGCCGAGTCCGCGGTTCGCCGCCGAGAGCATGCCCTGCTGCCTAGCGAGCTGCATGTACGGGCTGTTCGAAGAGGTGATCGTGTCGAGCTGGCTCGCCGCGTTGGTCGAGTCGTTCGGGTTCATCATCCCGTTGCTGATGCCGGCAACCGGGCCCGTGTCCTGTGCTTTGGCTACCGGAGCCGCACCGACGTCGGACGCTGTAGCGGTAGAGGCTTGGAAAGTGTCGGCTGTGGGCGTCGGGGGCGTAAGGCTATCCAGCGACGGGGTGGCCGGCGCAGCCGGGGTCGTCTGCCGATTTTGATTAGGCGGAGGCGAAGTCGTGGTCGCACCGGAAGCAAGAACACCCATTAGACTGATCCCCCGTGAATGAGAGGCCGCCCGAGCTTACCCCGGACGGCTGGATGCCTATACAGTTGTGGCCTCAAAGCGTGATCTCCCTATCAGTTCAGCAGGTATGTCACGGTTGCGACCTGCAGCATGCCTCTGACCCCGCCCGCGTTGCTGAAAGCAGTCGTCCAGGTGCTACCGTTGTTCTGCAGGAACGTCACCGTGCCGGAGCTGGCGTTGACCCGGATGGCTCCCGGGAGCGAAACCGAGTTGTCCTCTATAACCGACGGGCCAAAGGGAAGGAGCTGCGTGCGGGTCGGCTGGATGGCCGAAGGCAGCCCCGTGGCCGTCCAAGAGGTGACCCCAGTGCTGACCGTGCCGGTGGGTATGAACAGCAGTACGAGGTTGCCCACGCGCGCCCATACGCATACGAGGTTGGGGCCACCGGTGCTGGTCAGGGTGAACGACCCGGTATCGGGCGTCATGTCCACGAGCCCCGAAGCAGTCGGTCCCCACCCCTGAATAGTCGGTGCGGAGATGCCCAGAAGCTTCATTGAGGGGTTGATCTGATTGTTGGCGGCAAGGAACATATTGCCGACCGCGCCAATGGCTAGGTCTGTTACGTTGGTCCCGCTGCCGTCCCAGAACTTCTTCGTGCCGAATACGCCGACGCTAGTGCCTCCGGCGTTCTTTGTGGTCAGGCCCGTGTTGTCGCCGGAGCCGATGATGAACGAGCTGCCAGCGGCGGGCGTGAAGGTGAATATGCCGGTGGTCGTAGCCCACGAGGCGCCCAAGGCCGAGGTCGGGCCCAGCGATCCTGAGCCGTCGCCGTTGACGTTGAAGTACGTTGCAGTGCCCGCGGCGTTCTGCACGTTGATCGCTGAGTCGGCGCTTGTCGTGCCGGCTTTCAGCGAAAGGCCACTAGAGAAGCCAGATGCCTGCGCCGACACCAACTGCATCATGTAGGTGTTCGAAGTGTTCGTGCCGCCTGCAATGCTTACGCCCACGGAGTTGAGCTTGGCATTGACCGTGAGCGCCACGCCAGAGGTTGGCGTGAACGTGTGATTGCCTGTCCACGTCGGCGCGATGGCCTGCGAGAGCGCGGGAGCGCCGTCGCTGCGCATGTACGTCGTCGCCGTGCCGTTGACCACGGAGAGACCTACGTTAGTGCCGGGGTTGGCCGCTACCGCGTTGGACACGGCTACACCATTGACGTACAACCCCTGCGCATTGATGGTGCCGACGCCTTGGCCGCCGCCGGTGGCGCTTCCCGCCACTATGCTGCCTTCGCCGAGGATCTTGAAGTAGTCCGTTGCGGCTGACTGGCTGCTGATTCTTACGGCGAAGTCGCTGGCGTTCGTGCCGGCGTTGACGCGTAGGCCGAGCGACTGGCCTGAGGCGCTGCTGCCCGTCAGAGTGGCAGCGTACTGATTCGCGCCCCCGGTCAGGCTGAGCCCGCCGCTGAAGGTCACGGTGGAGCTGAAGGTTACTGCAGCGCTGAAGGTATGTGCCCCGGTCCACGTCGGCGCGATGCCTTGGTCGATCGCGAACGTCACATCGATCGGCGCGCACGCCGTCGAGACGCCGCCCGCTGCCACCAAGCCTACCTTGTTGGTCGGCGCGGAGGCGGAGATCGTGTTGCTGGTGATGACCTGCGACGTCGGAGCAATCAGCGTCCAAGCGACGAATGTCGAGTTGTAGACAAGCCGCACCCAACTGTTCGCTTTTATCGCACCCCCGGCTAGGGACTGCCCTTGGAAATCGGTCAGCGATATCGTGCTGCCGCCATCGACAGATATAGTCGATGCCCCGGTGTTGGCGTTCATCGCTTTGAACTGCACTACCATGCCATCGGCATATGAGCCGTTCTGGCCGCCCTGCGTCACGACCACATATGCATTCGCCGCACCGCTGTCGGTGCCGTTGGTCGCCAGCAGCGCGAAGCCCTGCTGCACTGACTGGAACTCGGTCGACTCGGCCTCCGCGCGGGCAAGGATGCCGGGGATAAAGGCACCGCTGTATGTGTAATAAGGATTGCTCATCGCTGCAGTCTCCGCGGGTCGTAGTAGATGGTCGCGCCTTGCAGCACGAAGGGATTGTCGACGATGGCCTGATGGAAGATCAGGAAGCTGACGTTCTGCCCGGTGCCGTTAATCACAGCGCGTGCCGAGGAGATCGTCTGCCCGTCCCACAGGAACTGGTTCCAGAAGATGCTGTTCCAGTATCCGCCGCCGCCGAAGACCGTGATTGCCGGGATGTCGTTGGCGGTGATGTTAGTCACCGCACTAGAGGCTGCCTCGGCATTGTATGAGAAGTCCGCTGCGAACTTCAGCGCGACCTGCGCCGACGAGTTCAGCTCCAAGTCCAGACGACGGAAGTATTTTCGCAAGGCCGGCGAACCAACATTGTTGAAGGCCAAGCGAACGTACGAGGTGACGGCGGCACCATCAAAGGATGTGCCACTTCGATCTTGATATACAAAACCGTCTGCATTGTTGAAGGCAAAGTAGCCGACTTCGAGGTCATTTTGATCCTCCGAGTTATACGCGCACAGTATGGGGTGCGGATAGCTTGCGTAGCCGAACTGCGCCGTCACGCCGCTCTCGATCGCAGACCAGGCCTTGTTCTGCTGGCCAAGCCCCGGGACGTACATGATGAGGCAAGTGCCGTCATCGAAGTAGAAGCGCGCTTGGTTGGTGGCGCGCACGATGGTCGCGTCGGTGAAGTGATTGCGCAGCGCCGTCACGATCGGCTGCACCAGCTGCGACACCGTCGAGCCTACGAAGTTACCGTAGGACTGCGTGCGCGACAACGAGGTGATACCGAGGTTGTTGAGGGCGTATACCGTGTCGAGCAGCTGCCCCGAGTACAGGACCATTCCGGCTTTTTCGGCGATCAGCGTCTGTACGAAGTCGGCGTCCGAATTGCCCGCCAGCGAGAAGGTCGCGTGCACCGTCGGCAGCACGAGGTTGGGCCCGAGGGTGCTGATCATGCCGGTGATCTCGTCGCCGGTGCTGAACTCCGCCGCGCCAAGGAAGCCGTCGAACTGCAAGGGAGAGCCCTGCACTGACTGCTGGTAGATGCCGCCCGGGAACGCCAAGAACAGGAAGCCGACGTGCGCCTCAAGCAGGAACGGCCATACGCCGTTGCCCGGCTGTCCCGGCTGCTGCGTGAGCGGCATGAGGATCGGCGCGACGAGCTGGTTGTTGTCAATCTGGAACGCAGGCCCCTTCCCGTTGCACGCGTACGTGTTGTACGTGGCCGAGGTGGCGTAGAAGTTGGAATTCTTGAAGCGGTAGAAGCCATTCGGCGGCAGAGAGAATGCCGTGCCGTTGGACGCCGCCGTGCCCCACACAGTGCCGGTGCCGCCGATGACCGTCTTCAGCAACTCGCCGCTGACGAAGGTCGCCGTGCCGCCCGGGTACGTCGCGGTGCTGAGTATGATGTACCCAACCGTGGTGTCGTGCGGGATGGCGTAGGCCACTGTGCCCGTCGCAGAGCTCGTGGCGCCAACCACCACCTGCCCGGCCGTCGGCAACTGGGCTGCCGGGTTGAGAGTCAGCATGGCCTCGGAGGCCACCGGTATCGAGGGGGCGACGCTGATCTGATACTGCCCAGTCTGCCCCGTGGCCGTGCCAATGGTAGAGATGATCGTGGCCCCGATCGGCGTGAGCCCGGCGGTGTCCGCCAGTGTGGCCCCGACGTAGATCGTGCCGTTGGTCATGGCGGTGACGTTGAGTATCCCGCCAGTGTCCAGCGTCGCGGTGAAGTTCGCGGTCTGAACGCTGTTCAGCAGCCCTTGGTAGTAGACCGATATCCCGTAGCTGATGCCGGCGGTCGACCAGCCGCTCGCGCTCGAGCGCCACAGCAGCGCCGAGGTTGTGCTCGTGCCCCGGATCGCGTAGATGTTCGTGCCGCGCTGCCACGCGCCCAGAATGTTGCCGGTGCCGGGCACCACGTTGATCTGCTGGCGGTAGTAGTTCTGCGCGCCCGCCAGGAACTCATTGGTGTACGAGTATCCGTCGGTGCCGGTGCCGGCGGGCCCGAAGCCCACCGAGGGGGCGACCAGTATCGTCCCGGTGGACGTAGTCGTGCCGACGACGATCTTCTCGCCGGCGGTAAAGGTGCCTGCGACGTTGGTGATGCCAAGCCAGTACTGCGTGGTCGTCCCGGTGACGGTTGCGATCGCGGCGACAACTATGCAGGTGGCTGCCGACGTAATCCCGGTGCCGGCTTGATAGGCATTCGGATTGGTGGTCGTGCTGGTTCCGACGCCGGTGATGCCCGACAGCGAACTCATCGTGACGCCGTAGGCCGTGCCGAGGCTCGGCTTGGCATGCCCGTCGAAGCGTTCGTACCCGTCGATACGGCGGTAGCCGCCGTTGAAGAACGGCTCGTAGTTGACCATCGCCAGCGCGAAGCCGGGGTCAACAGACAACGCGGGCGTTACGACATCAAGTCCACCGTTGAAGGGGTAGTACTTAGACTGCGTGTTGCCCTTGATGAGCGGCCCGCCAGCCATTACCAGCCCCCGTGCCAGTCACCCGGGCCGTCCCAGCTATCGCCGTAATCTGTGGAGATGACGATGTTGTTGCCCTGCTGCCGGCGGCTGTTCTTGCGGTTGGGCAGCTGGTCGTTCTCGAGCGCGGCGAGCAGCCCATTGTTGGTCGGGATGCCGGCGTCGTCCAAGGTGCCGTAAATGTGCAGCTTCGCGGCAGCAGTCTGCTCCGCGGCGCTTTCGAACAGGCCGTACTTCATGCGCGCCCACTCGACGATGATGCGGTTGGCGAAGCGCGCGGGAATGTTGGACACGTCGGTATCGGCCTTGAGGTCGTATGGCACCGAGCGGTACTCGGCGTAGCACTGATACGACTGATCCGGAATGTTGTCGAACCGGAACGTATTGTCCGGCATCACGATCACGCGCCACGGCTGGTTGAAGTCCGTGACGTCGAAGATCTCGTCGCGCACGTCCTGCCACTCGTCTGTCTGCAGCGGCTGCGGAGTCGTCGTATTGCCCGCGGGGTAGATCTGGAAGCTCTTCCAGTCCCACTCTGCGGCGTCCGTCGGGTACGCTGTGGTCGCGCCATTCAGCGTAGTGAAGATGCCGGTTCTGTCCTGCGTGCCGGTGTAGAAGGTCAGCGTCTTGCGCAGCCACTTCCAGTCGACCCAGAGGTTCTGGATCTCCAGCTCCGCGTCGTGGACGTAGTTGACGAGGCGCGCGGCCTCGCCGGTCGCGCCGGCGATCGTCACGGGCGCCACGCCCGCGGCGCCGACCTCACGGAAGAGGTCCTGCACCAGCTGGATGAATGTTCGGGAGGCTACTGGGGTCAATGCCATGGGCTACTCCGAGTGCGCTTCGGCGGCGAGGGCCATCGCGTTCTCGCGCTGAGCCTCGATGACCTTCTGCGGAATCGCGCCCGCCGCGGGATGCCGCGCGAGCTGCTGCAGCTGCGTCCGGAGCTTGGCGTTATTGAAATTGCGTTCCTGCTCTGGCGACAGCACCGCGGGCGTGTCCGTCTCTTCGAGATACGTCCCCGTGTGCAGGAACACGTGGGAGCCTTGAATGTAGACCGTCCGGTGCGGGCCGATATCGGTCACGTAAAACTTGGACCGATCGAATACAGGAGCCGGCGTCATAGACACCGGCTTTGCATCCGCCTCGGCACGCTTCTTCAAGCTCAGCGTGGCCATCGGCCCTCCTGTTTACATCTCTTTCTTGCCGACTCCCTGATCGCCAGGGTTGGTCAGCACAGCTTCTCCGGCGCCGCCCTGTCGCGGGTCCGCATTGCTCTTCAGGTCCTCGCGGCTGGGCAGTCCCATGCCGTGCGACCAGCGAGTCTCCATGGGCCCGTCCATGCCGCGCTCAAGACGCTTCTGATACGTATCCGGACCCCACTCTCCGTGGTTCCCGGCCTGATTGAATCGCGCATCGCGGGGCATCGGCCGACCGCGCTTATCGCCGCGGGGAGCCAGCACCTGCGTGCGCTCGGTGTTCTCGTAACGGGTGTTCATCTTGTCGATGCCGTTGACGCCTTCCATCAGATTCTTGCGACTGTGGAACTCGTCCTCGGTTACGCCAGCGTCCATGTCGCGCTGCTCGTAATCCGTCATCGGGATTCGCATTGCCATTTGAGGCCTCCTACAAGAAATGAGTCCCGGGGGCCGCAGGCGCCCCCGGAACTACTTCCTTGCTTAGAACTCTCCGAGGGAGAACTTCTTGCCCTTGCCCGACACCATCTTGTTGTTCACGCGTCCGACCTTGCGCTCAGGCGCATTGCCGGTGAACGGATCAACAGTGTAGTCGTACTCAGGCTCGACTTCGTCAGGATTGCAAGTCTCACGGACGCTTACGCCGTCCAGAAGACCAGCAGACTCCGTCTCGAAGTGTCCGCCGCCGTAGTTGAGGGTCTCTTCCCCACTCGGGCTCGGCTTGTCGCGCAGGCCTTCGGTCTCGCTGGGCTTGCCAACGATCCCTTTGCCAATCTCGTCGCTACGCGCCGATCCAGAGGCGTGGAGGATCTCAGTACCTTTTGCTCGTGCCATGTTTGCTCTCTCCTCTTAGGCCGCGCTGTCCCAGCAGTAGATACGTGCACCCGGAACTTCCGTGTGCGCGATACCGAATGCCAGTTCCGCGTACCAAGCGATACCACGGCTGCGGCCGTAGTCGGTCGGGATCTTACCGCGGATTTCCTCAGGAATCGCGAAGACCTCGGCCACTGTGTCTGAACCGAAGAAGAACCCGCGGTCAGTATTGGCCAGCGTCGATCCACCGGCATTGGTGCCGACAGGGACGTTGGTCTGCTCGACGAACCGGATGCCCTCATAACGGCCCTTCTCGCCGTTCATGATGACGTGCCAGCCCTCAGGCGTGTACTGATTGATCGCCTCAAGGTTGTTCTTGAGGCCGCGGATCGCGCTCGGGCGGAAGATCGCGATGTAGTTGACACCGTCGAACGCCGGGACGTTGTCCTCGGCCATGCGGTCAGCGATCAACTTCACCTGAGCCGAACTCAGGAAGCTGGACGCCGTCGCAGTCACGGTGCCGTTCGTCACGACAGTGATGCCCGTGCCGCCAGCCGTGGTCGACCCGTTGCCGGTTACCCGGATGGGGGTCTGTACGAACTGGTTGTACGCGGCGAGGTCGAGGACCTTACGCGCGTCGTTCTTCAGCACGCGATGGATGATTTCGGTCACCGGCTGCTCTGACAGATCGTCGAGCTTCTTGGTGAACGGGACGCTGTTGCCGTACTCCGTGATCACGGCCGAAGCCTGGGTGATCGTGAAGTTGGTTTCGGGCATCAGCTGGTTTTCCACCAGCGCGCCGCCCGCGGTTGCCACGTCGCTATATATGTTCCAGTGGAACGTGTCTCCAATACCGAGGCCGAAGGCCTCTTTCGCGTCGCAGAACTGACGGAACCGCACCATGGGCTGCAGCGCCGTACGCAGTTTGCGTGACAGATTCACGGAGAACATGAATCCGCCGAGCGAGTTAGTCGACCATACTTGACCAGCCATTTTCTACTCCTCTGAGCTAGTAGGCCTGACCTCGAGACTTTCTCATTTCCGCCACCACGTCCGACGCGGAGGGGCTACGATCATTCTCTTCAGTCGCTGCCGGTCGCGCCGTGCGCGGAGTCGGCATGGGCCTTAAACTCTCTTTGCGTTGCTGACGATTGCTGGGCGCTCCACCCTGAGTGTTCGGCGCAGCGGTATCCTTTACCGGAGCCCCAATGCTTTTCAGCCACTCACGAGTCTGCTTTCCAGCTTCCAACATGACCTCGCCCGGACTCCACTCTGGATGCTCCGCGGCTATCGCATCGGTCTTGCGGTCAGCGATCGCAAACAGCTCGGGGTCGCTGGCAATATCGCGGTAGCTGGAAGTGAAGGTATCGAACCCACTCTTCAGCGCCCGATTCTGCTCACGCTCTTCAAGCGTTCGTGTCGCTACTTCGGCAGCCCTCTTGGCTACGGCGTCGACGTCTACCGGGGCCGAAGCTTGCCGGAATGCTTTCAACGTCTGCGCCAGCCTAGCGGCTGCTTTGTCCTCAGGCTCTGTTACGAGACTGCGGACGATCTCAACTGCCTCTGCATCGAAGTCCAGAGCGGCCGGCGCTTGCGCGGTGGGCTGCCTGTTCCTCAACTGCGCTTCAGTTGCCTGAAGTGCAGCCGCTCGGGCGTCCAACTGTTTTCGCAGCTCCGCGGCCTGCTGTAAGCGGACATCCGCTGCCAGGTGCTTCTGGAGCTGCTGGCGGGCGCGATCGAGGGGTATCAACTCCTCTTTCCCGTCCACCAGAGTCTTGAACATCGGCTTGCCATCCACCCGGACCACATACTGGCCAAGGGGATCCTCGCCCTTCGTGCTCACTCGTTCCGCGGGGCGCGCTACTGGCGCTGCTGCCTGCGGCTCGATTGGCTCTACATACTCGGTGCCTTCCTCGGGCGCCGGCGCCGGTTCTTCACCGGGGGTGGCGGCCTCGGCCTGCATCCTCTTGTGCAGGAGCCAAGCTGCTGGGTCGACGTCGCTCGAGCGGAGGAACTTCTCGTCGTCCTCTTTCCGCTGGGCCTCGACCCGGGCGTCCATACGAGCAATCAGCTCATCGCGCTCGGTCAGCTTGGGATCACGCACGGGAGCTTTGGGCTTGGCGGCGGCCCCGTCCAGTGCTTCAGTCGCATTCTGTGATGTGTCTTCACTCATTTCCTGTACTCCTCAAGCTGCCCGGCAGCGTTGTCTCCGTCGATGATGGCTTCGGACAGCCAGCCTATGAAGGCCCGCGCGACGGCGGCGCGTTGTCGGATCTGTCGTAACTTGTTGCGGCCCCGGAATAGCGGCCAAGCGTCAGGATCGACCTGAAGCGCGTCGGCCTCGGCCTGCTGAATGTCGAGCTTCGCGCGGTGGTGCAAGTACCGCCCCACGGGGTGGGATCGAAGGAACGTGCGAACGTCCTCCGCAAGAACGGCGGCTCCGAAGAGCTCGCGCTCACGCTCGTCGACGAATTCGATTCCTGCTTCTCGTTCGGCCGCCATCCGGTAGGCCCTCCTGGTTTTCGAGAAAAATCAACGCTTTGTAAACTTATTTCCCTGCGGCCCCATGTTGTAGTGGCCGGTCGAGGGGTGCCGTCTATTGGCCCCCTTGGCGACGCCATGAGACTTCATGGCATCGGTGAAACCTTTGTGCGCCGGCAGCTTGGTCGGGCCGCGCGCGTGGTCCGCGGCAGCGAAGTCCTCGCCCACGGACTTCGGAATCCCGATGGTCGAGTTGCCAGCCGCTGCGGCGCGCATGGCCTTCTGCTGTGCTCGGCTTACGCTTGGCATCAGAACTTCCCTATGCCGGGAGCCGAAACGCCCGGGTCGCCGGCGGAGGTGTTGACCTCGCCGAGCGGAAGCCGCACGCGCATCTGCGCTGCCGGGTGAATGCGAGTCTTCGGGGCCATTGGCTTCGCAATGTGCGGCATCGTCGGCATCTTCATGCTGGGCTTTTTCATCGCTTGCCTACCCGCGGGGAGCGCCCGCCGTTAGAAAGCCCGCGCGCCGCGGTCGCGGCGGGATGCAGACTTTTCTGCACGCCATACGCGGTGCCCGGGTTTCCCGAGTTGGGAAGCGGGAACCCGCCTGGCAGCCCCGGCCCGACCTGTGAGGGGGACGGCATTAGTGCAGAATCGTCGGCTCGATCGGTGCGCCGTAGCTATGGCCACCGGGCGAGCTGGGATGGGTATTAACCGGAGCGGGCTTGGCCGGGACCAACGGGCCCTTGGCGCCGCCGTCCTTGCCGGGCTTGCTGCCCGCCATCCGGTCGACGGTCTCCTGCGCGGTCTCGCCACCAGTGGTGGGGTTGCGCGGCTCTGCTTTTGTGGGATCGTATGGCATGGTGCTTGTTTACTCCGGTAGCTGTATGGGCAGCCAGTGGTTACCTACTGGACTGTGATCAAACTCACTTCTTCGGCGGTCCCTTGCCCGGGGGCGGCTTGGGAGGGTTCATTTTCTTGTCGAGGCGCTCGTGGGCCGCATCTGCCCGGTCCATGTTCACCTCGGCCAGCCGGTTGCCTTCCTTCGCGGCGCCGAGGTCGCGCTGGGTCTTGTCTTTCATCTTCGCGATCTCTTCCTGCGTGGCCGTCTTCATGTGGCCGAGGAAGTCCGAAGTCTCGACCTGCTTCATGCGCCACTGATGGTCGAGGTTCATCGACTGCGTCTCGCGCGAGTGCCGCTGGTCGTTCTCCTTCGCCTTGATCTGCAGCTCCTGCTGCTTGAGAGCGATCTCTGGTGGAGGCGGCGGAGGCGGGGTGGTCTTCATGTGCACCTGCAGCTCCTGATCGTTCATGAAGAAGCGGCTGGCATCCTTGTAGCCAAGCGCTCCGAAAATCTCGTCGGCCAGCTCCGTGCTCTTCACACGGCGGGCCATGTCCGGCAACTGCACGACCTGCGTGACACCGAAGATCAGCTTCTGCACGCGCTTCACCGGGTCGGTGTTGCCAACACCGACGTTGATGTCGGTGGTCAGGTTCTGCTGCAGCAGCTCGTCGGTAACGTCGGACGTGCCGTACTTTTCCCACAACTGGGACTTCTTCGCGGCGACCGCGAGGATGACTTCGTCGGTCTCGTACATCTGCTCGAGCCGCACGAGGTCGCGAAGCACCGGCTGCATCCATGTCTCGAAGAAGATCTTGATGCCGTAATCCTGTACCGCGCCGGCAGCCCCTTGAAGGACGTCCATGCTGCCTGAACGGTCCATCTGCTTTCCGCCCGCCTTGATTGAGGCCTGACCAAAGCCGCCCACCAGGTCGTCGAGGTCTTGGGCCAAGCGATCCTGTTCCTGATACGCAGAGCTGGTGACATCTGGCGTATTGACAACTTGGACGTCCTTCTCGGGATCGTTGGTCATCACGCCGCCGCCGGGGACGTTGCGCATCAGCGCCTCGAGGTCCATCTGGCTGCCGCGGCGGATGAAGTAACGCTTGTTCAGCACCAACCGCACGTTGTCGAGGCGCTGGTTGGCGACGCTGTTGATTTCTTCCTGCAGGTTTGCCATCTGCGCGACGTCGCCGTCAGGATAGTTGCGGTGCGCCTCGATGACGGAGAAGCCCATGCGGAACGGGCGCTCGCCGGCTCGCAGGTGCGGGTATTCCTCGGTCAGCGGCCGGGGCTCCGTCAGCACGAGGTTGGTGCCGAGGGTCCACCAGCAAACATCCACGCCCTTCTCGCGCGCGACATTGAGATGCGCCCAGACCATGGTGAACTCGTCTCCCGCGGGAGTCGTCACCGGGTCTACGCGGTGGCGGCCTTCTCGAGCGCGCCGCACGCGGTTATCAATCTGCTCGCGGGAGGCCGTGAGGACCTGCGCCAGCGAGTACTTGCGCCACGCAGAGCGTCCCGTCTTTGGATCGGTCTGCTCCATCATGGCCAGCACTTCGCCGGCTGTCAGTCCCATGAGGTACTGAATCCAGTTTGCCGACTGCATAGGATTGCGCCAGTCGCAGGTCGGCTCGAAGAGCATGCACTCCGGAGGGATAAGGTCGACCATCGGCATGTCGGCGATGACCGTCTTGTTCTCGGTGCCCATCGGCGTCGCGCCGTCATCGCTCATGATCGGCTGGCCTTGGTCATCGAAAGCCGGCACGACCTCGCTCACAGCCTGGTACTTCCAGTACTGGTGCGATATGCAAACGCCGTAATTCTTAGTGTCTTGGAAGGCCCCCAAAGACGTGATGAACCAGTTCCACGGCACGAGTTCCAGCCGCTTCTGCAGCAGAGCCTTGTTGATCGACGCCGAGATAACTTCCTTCTCGTTGGTGGCGTCGGTCGCCTTTACGTCGAGGTAGTCCTGCGTCGCGAACGCCGCAGCAGCGAGGGCGGCCTCTTGCGCTTTGACGTTCGCACGGGTCTTGGGTCGAAACGTCCGTGCTCGTTTCCAATCACGACGTACGTACGGTGAAGTCGGACCATGCTCGCCTCGGAAGTGATAGAGGTTCCGTTCCCACCCGAGGGTGATGTTGGAATCCATGTAGCTGCGGCCGATCGTGTAGAACTGCGTAGCCTTCTGAATCAGCCACGCATCGCTATGTCCTGCTGGCCCGCCCATGGAGTCGCCGGTGGCGCCGCCGCCAGCCGCGGCGTCGGAGACTGTCATCTCGCTCGTGCCGTTGGTCGGAGGCCGCGCGCTGCCGCTCGAGGCAGGCATGTCGCCCGGCGGCAGGTCGGCGGGGGTGCGCGAGTATCCGTAGCTCGAATCACCAACGGCAGCGGCGCCCGCGGTGCGGGTCTGCCCTATGTCCTCGCGATCGTAGCTTGGCTCAGGCACGGTTGAACTTCTCTACAGTGTGGGCGCGATCGCTGCTGATCACGTCGTCGCGCATGTCTCGCGCGAAAGTCTCCATCGTCATCGGGTCGATGATCCGCCCGCGCGATACGTTGAAGCGCTCGAGGATCTCGGCCGCGGCGTGGCGGCAGCGCGGGATCAGGGAGGCAATCGGGTCTTTCTTCATGTGCAGGCGATAGCCCTCCCGCTTGGAGAGCGAGGGGCAGGATATGACGATCACCTGATTGCGGCAGTCCACGTCGACGTGCCACTGCCGGTTGGGGTAGGTCTTCACGAGGTCCGTGCCGATCTGCTTCGCGATCCAGAACTCGACGCGCATGGTGTCGGCGTCGTAGCTGTCCCCGATGACCGGCGCATTGAAATCCTGAATGTGGTTTGCCGGCTTGCCTTTTTGGCCGGCATAGAACCGATGCTTTTCCACTACTTGCGCTCCTGTTTCGCTTTCTGGTAGTCCTCGGTGGACTGCACCGTCATCAGCTTCCAGCCTCTGCTCTTGGCCATGGCGGCGGCGATAGCCGCCGCACTTTTCAGGTCGTAGGCCGCGACCGACTGCGTCAGCGTAGTCTGAAACTCCGCCGTCCACTCCCCCATGGGGAGAACGCCGCGCACGGACTACAGCCCGTGGGTCTTGGCGTACGCGTCGTACTTGGCCTGCCCGGCCAGCGCCTCTTGGAAGCTGTTGAATCGCTCAACCTCTTCTCCGGTGCGCTTGTTGTACACCGCGTAGACGTTCTCTCCGTAGGTCGGAACGCCGCCCTGCCGGCCCGAGTGGGCCACAATGTGCGTGTCCGTTTTCTGCAATGACTTCACCATATTCTCCTCACCTAATGCGTTGGTTCGACGGAATTTTCATCTTCCGGCTCGACGCTGTTGCGCACTAGGTCACCAAGCTCTTCCGCGAAAGTATGGGCCAGGGCGTCAGCTTCGTCAGGGGACGCCAGTCCCCGCTTCTTCATATCGCGCTTTCTCTCCAAGCGTATACGCTCCCGGTCGTCGAAGTAGTACTCTCGACCGATCAAAGCGAGACGTAACTCACTGTCTTTGGCGGGCAGATCGGACCCCTTGATCCACTCCCGCATCCGGTACCACATCTCGGCGGTCTTGTTGTAGAACTGGGTTTCCATGAAGGCCACGGCGCCGCCGTTGACCTCGATGACCGGGTGGCCCAGCATCTGGAGCCGGTCGACCACCCCGGCCCCGACGCCGATGCCGTCGACGAATACAGCCGCCGCGCCGCCGTAGTCCTTGCCGCAGGCGACGATCTGCGCCGCCAGCTGCATCGTGTTCAGTTCTCGGAACTTCCGGATTTCATGTAGCTTCCGGCCTTGGCGAACGGCAATGCAGGATTTGTCGTCCCCATAACGTGCGACGTCCACACCAAGCACGACAGGCACCAGGCAGTAGGCTTCAAAGGGTACTTCACCGAGCATGGCGAGATCCACTGACTCAGTCGAAATGAACTGCATGGCTCCGAATCGCGGGAATAAGCCAAGAATTCGTACTCTAACAAAGTCCGAGTCGATGCCGTATGCTTTGATCCACTCATCCAGTTCCGCCTTGTTGGTCATCTTGCAGGTGCGGCTGTCGATGTGTCGCGTGCCCCACCGCGCACTGTCATGCTCGAAGCAGTCCTTGAACCGGCCCGTGTTCTTCGTTGGGTTCCCGAAGACGCACCAGAGGGACCGCGGATCCGTCATCGCTCCTTCAGTGACCTCCCAAATCTTGTCCGGTATCGCAGAAGCCTCATCGAATATGATGAGCTTGTAGTACGCGTGCCGTCCAGCGAAGGCTTCGGAGTTGTGCTCAGTATTGGGTTCGGCGGAGGTGAACCACGTCTCAGGGTGGTCAACGTGCCAGAATTTCGTGGCGGACCACTTGAACCAGTGACGGTTGACGAGGCGCTTATACCAGAGCGCCAGCTCTCTCCACGTTTTAGTGGACAGCTGGGACATAGTGTTTGCTGTGACAACACCCGATAGATGCGGGCGAGTCGACATAGCCCACAGCACAAGCCACGCTGTGCAAGCTGTCTTACCGATTCCGTGTCCGCTGGCGGTTGCTTCTCTGACGTTCCCATCCGGATCACCTCGCAGCTTCGCCGCAATCTCGTCGAGAAACTTGATCTGCCACTCGTCGGGCCCGGACTGATCCGCGAGATCGCCGTGGCCCCAGTTGAACGCGTAATAGACGAAGCCGACCGGGTCGTCGTAGAACCGGATCATGTCCTCGGCCAGCTCGGCCTCGGACTGCGACGGATTGAAGCCGCCCTGCGCAGCACGCGCAGGAGCGGTGTCGCCTGACTTCGCTACTGCTGCCATCAGAATCCTACGTGAGGCTCGACGGTCTCTTTGCTGACTTCGATATGCCCGACGATGCGGCCATGCGTGGAGTACGTGCCCGGATCGTTTTCCAGTTCTTCAGCGGCGGCAACGTCTCTGCTCGGATCGAACTCGTGAACGTCGCCGGTGCAGAAGTCGACCATGATTCCGATCTGCCTGCGCGAGATGTCGCTGATCAGATCCTCTGGCGAGAAGAACGAGACATAGTGGGCGTCGGGATTGCACGGATGCGAGTGCACCGATGCGACCATTGTGCTGCCAACAGGATGCGAAGTATTCACCTGCACGCTGTCGCCGGAGTAGTCGGAGCGCGCCGGGCCGTTGATGTACTTGCCGTCGGAGGTTCGCTTCACGATGACGCTCGAGCACTCGTAGACCTGCGAGCACTTGTATAGCCGCTCGGCCGCATGCACCGCGGCTTCCTCGAGCGTGTCGTACGCGGGAAACTTGGACACATCCGGAGTGATGACCTGCCCCATGAGGATGCCTATCGCATCCGGCGTGCTGACGTCGGGCTCTGCGCCAACTGTCGCCACACAGGCCTTAAGCACAAGAATCGTAGCCAAACCAAGCGCCACTCCCCAGCAAACCTCCCACACGGTCTTCATGATTCTTCCCTCCAAACGGTTGAGACTTCCGGATCATCCATCCACTTCGTATCCGGCTCCGGGGACGGCACTGGAGCAAATGAGGCGTCGATGGCATCTTTACGCTCTTGCGCGGTAATAGCAACCTTGCGCTCTTTGGCGCGGATGCGGCCTTCCTGAATTCGGGCAGCGAGGTCGATGTTCACGTTGACGTCGACCTGCTTCTTCTCCTCGCCGAAGACCCGGCGGAACCACGTGGAGGCGAGCTTGTGCCGGCCATCGAAGCGCAGGCGCGATCGCTGCACCGCGGCCATGTTCGGGATCTCCCCGCCCTTCGGTCCCGGCAGCGTGTCGTTGGAGTCGTCGTCGATGATCTCCAGCGACTTCTCCATCTCCAGCATGGCCTTGGTCTTGAGCGAACTCTGATAGCGCTCCTCGAGGTCGGGGTCGTCGCGCAGCAGTCGATAGAAGCTCGCCCTAGGCTCGCGACCGAATACCTCGACGAACGACTCGACCACTTTCTTCCCAGTGGCCACGCGATCGAAGAAATCCTCGAGGTCCATCTCTGAGTACTCGCACCGCAGGCCTGCAAGCTGGGCATCCCGGTAGCGCTTCCGCTCGGAAGGCTGGTTGGTCATGGCCTGAATCTCGGCCCGCTTGATGAGGCACTTGAGCATCGCGTCGGGCACGGACACGCCGGTGGCGATCTCGCCGAGGAACAGCTCCCAGCGGCTGACGATCTTCGCCGGCGCCCGGCTATCGGGCGGGTCGGGGAACCGAGCAGGAATTGTGGGTACGCTCGTCATGTGAGTGCGTAGGTGAAGGAACTCAGGCTAAGGCCCTTCTGCCCGCTGGCCGTGAAGCCGGCGGAGTTATACCCGTTGAACGTGCCGGAGACCGAGTTAACCGCCAGCGTGAAGGTGGTGCTGGCCAGGTCCACGTAGGCCAGTATGTTGGCGCCGTTGTTCTGCATGTTGATTGGTATGAGCTGCCGCTGCGTCGGTACCAGCGCATTCGGCACGCCAGTGATCGTGCAAGTGGCAGCGTTGCTGGTGCCAAGCAGCGAGTTGCAGTAGACGGTGACGAGGTTGCCCATCTTCTTCGCCGTCATCGTGCCGGTGACCGATGGTGTCACTCCGGTCAGCGTCACTCCGAAAGTTATGGTGTCCGGCGTCATGTCCGTGAGCGCGGCGGCGTTGGGGCCGTAGCCCTGAATGCTGTTGGAAGTGACCGTGCCGGCGATAACAAACACCGCCGTCGTCGCCGCCGTGCCGTTGGCCGTACCTGCAGTGGCGACGCACTGCACCGACAGGCTGCCGTTCACCGCGGACACTATGATCCCTGTGCCGGCCTGCCCGTAGATGTAGCTGGTGCCGTTGTAGTAAAGCCCGCCGCCCAGCAGCACGACACCAGCGGTGCCTGTGCCGTATAGCGCTCCAACGCCAGCCAGCTGGATTACCGGGTAGTGCGTGCCCGTGCCCCAGGCATACGCGGTGCCCGTGCCCAAGACCACGGCGCCGTCCTGCGCGGTTATGGCGAACGAGCGGATGTTGTTGATGTTGGCGTTGAAGATATCCGTGCCCGTCGCAGCGTTGACTGTCAGCGCCACGCCGTTAGACACGCTATTGGTGGCGTCGATCTTGACCGCACCGCCGGTGCCCCAAGAGATGCCCTTGTTGCTGGCGGTCTGGGGGCCGGCTTTGCCGGAGCCGTCACCGAATATCTGGAAGAACCGTAGCGAGCTCTGCGAAGCCGGGCCGACATCGATGGCCTGATCCGAGCTGTTGCTCCCGGCGAATATCTCAAGGCCGTACGAGAACCCGGTTACCCCCGTGCCCTGAACCTGCAGCGCGTAGGCGGCACCGATGGCCGCGTTGCCGAAGCTGGTGCAAAGGATCGCGGGCGCCCGCCGGTTAGCTACAACCCGGAGCGCCGCGGTGTCGGTGCCGGTGGTGCCCGTCGGCGCGATTACCACGAAGCCGTCTACGGTCATCGTGCCCATCATGCTCAGCGTCCCGATGACGTTGAGTGTGTTGACGCGCGGTGTGGCCGCGCCGGCAGCGTGGACCTTGTAGCCTATTTCGCCCGTGATGCCGGACATTAGAGGTTCCCACCCTGCGCCGCGACGAAGAGATACCCGGTGCCCCAGATGATCGTACTCAGCAGGCCGACGTTCAGGGTCGACCCCGCGGCGACATAGAGGATTCTGTTGCCGCAGCTATCGAACGGCAGCGCGGTGCCGAAGCCCTGCGTACCCTGCAGCAGGTTAACTGGCGGCACGCTGTACGTGGTCGCCGTGCCGGCGCCGCTGACCGCGGCGTAACCGAGCACCTGTACGAAGGTCCCGCCCGCTCCGCCGGTGGACAGGATGACCGCCATGGTGCAGGTCGCCGTGTCGGTGCACTGCACCGTGATGGCGGTGAGGATCGAGCCGTTCGCCCCCGGAGTGAAGAAGGGCACCATCGTGCCCGTGGCCGTGCCGGCCCCGCCGAACTGGACGAGCCCGGTTCCGTTGCGGATCGCGCAGCCGGTGTTGATGATCGACTGCGGGAATATCGGTGTGCTTGTGACAGGCATTAGATGCCCCCTGCTTGTGAGTAGAAGACGCTATCGAAAGCGAACGCAGCATATCCTGGCACAGAGCCCCACGCAGGGATACCTGCGCTGACGGTCAGGACTTGCGTCGTGCTGGTGCCAATGGCGAGCCGGTTCACCGAGTGCGTGCCGCTGGCGTAGAAGAGGTCCCCCGTGGAGAGCGTGGCCTCGGGCTGCAGGACGGCGTGCTCCTCGGTCTGCACGCCAACGATCAGCTTGCCCCCGAAGCCGCCGGCGGAGACAGTCACGAAGCCGACTTCCTGCGAGATCTTGCCGCTCGCCGGCACCGTGTTCGTGAGCGCCCCGGGCGTCGTCTCCGAGACGAAGAGCCGATCACCGACGCTGAATGCGTTCGTGTTGCCCGACACCAGCCCGTAGACGTGGATGACCCCGAAGCTGCCCGGGTCGATGTTGTACTGCGCATAGCCGACGGCCGGCATGGTCGAGGGATCGTTCGCCTGAGCGTACCCGATGGTCGGCTGGTTGCCGTGGCCCCCGTTGATATAGGCCAGATTGCCCCGGGTGAACGTCGCCGTGCCGGCGTTGTACACCAGCATGTGGTTCTCGTAGCCGATCATGATGCTCGCGCCGAAGGCATCGAATACCGTGAGCTGGCTGATATTCGCCGCCGGCGAGGCGACGCTCGCCAGCTTCAGCGTCCCGTTCGACGGAGCCGAGGGCGTCGTGATGTCCGTGAACTGGATGTCCGTTCCGAAGCTGTGCACCCCCGTCCAGACCGGGGCCATGGCCTGATCGATGGCCGGCGCGCCGTCCGAGCGCATCCCCGCAGTCGAGGTTCCGTTGGTGGCGATCGTCGAGACTTTGTTCGTCGGGTTGGACAGCGTCCCGCCGCCACCCCCGCCGCCAGTGCCGAGGCCCAGCCGGGTAGTAACGGCACGCACCGCCGCGGCAAACGACTCGTTGTTCGGCGAGATGTTCGGGTCCCAGCTGAACCCCGTCTGGGCGAAACTGGTGCCGAGAATATTACCCACGGCCCCTCCTGAGGGCTAGAAGTACGGCGGAACGTGCAGGAACGGATTGTGCTGGGGGTACTCCCACCGGATCCGATAACCGCTGAACTGATACACGGGGTAGGGCACCTCGGGCCCGCTCACCCCGAAGGAGAGCGAGCGCAGGTCGATCGTCCGCTTGCGCGGGCGAGCCGTCGGGACGTTGGTGCCGTAGGGGGCCGTCATCAGAGCACCTTGGCCAGCAAGAGGCCGAGCACCGCTCCGACGGAGAGGGCGACCTTGTTAGCCTTGGCCCATGCCAGCTGCTTCGCTACGAATGCCTTAACCACTGCGCTCACGATGCCTCCTTCTCCTGAAAGTCGGCCGGCGGAGGGGACCGCATTGCACGGAAAGCCGCCCCCGCCGGCCTACGGAACCGCGAACCAGGAGTCCCACTATGGGAATTCGCGCCGCACTGTATGGATACACAGATGGCCGGCAAGCCGCAAGCTCTCGGCGGGGGGAGTGTGATGAGGTTGGCTGGCAAGGCTGGAATCGAACCAGCGACCGGCCGGTTAACAGCCGGCTGCTCTACCGCTGAGCTACTTGCCAGAAGACGCCCCGGTATTCCCGCGCCGGGGTAACGCTGACGGCTATAGACTACGCCGCTGAGTATGGAGCGACCGTGGGGAATCGAACCCCATCTGCACGGTTTGGAAGACCGGCGCGTTGACCCGCAACGACGGGCGCTTAAAAGACTGGGAGGCTTCGGGTCATAGAACCTTCGGGCTGCGCTATCAGCCCTCACTGCTATGTGCCCTCGACGGCGGCCGCTTCCAGCTCGAGCCCGGGCTAACGCGGAGGATCCTAGCCCGCGCCGCCTTGCATTCTCGAGCGCTCGGCGGTTATGCCGGCCTCCAGTCTTGGCGGCAGGATACCTGACGCGCACGCGAGGCGCGATATCTAAAAACGACCGGCATGCCTGAAAACGACAGACCTGAGGCGCGCGTGGGAATAATTTTATAAATTTTAAGGGCTTATGGCTTGCAGGCCCCTGACGCGCGCGGAAATTACGTTCGTCTCAGACGAAGCCAGGCGCGGAGGGGCGCGGCCTAAAGGGGCTGACTCGAGGCAGGCCTCGAGCTCCAGGAAGGACCCATCAGCCGGAAAGCATGCTACCGATAGGCTCTCCCCCTGCAAGCCAGTCACCCTCGGATCGGGGGAGTAAGGGCGGCTGGAGGGCGGCTGAAGGCTTGCAGGCGCGCGCATTAGAGGGTCTGGCGGGCTGGCTTATTTTCTCAACTTGCCCATTTCCGACACACTTGCCGGAAAACGACGACCGTTCGTCGGCTGACGTTGACAGACGCAATTGATATACGATAAAAATGCAATTGTTGTAGTACATCAATTGATAGGAGCACAGACCATGTTGACCAAGTCCCTACATACCGTGACCGCCGCCACTAACGTGGCGCGTCTGTTACTCCAGACAGCCGACAAGGCTGTGACCGGCGATCTAGCCTTGGCGCGTGCCGCTCTTGCCGTGCTTGGCTATTCGGACGTCGCAGTAGACCGCGACGGCGCCGACGATACCGTTGCGCGCATCGTTAAGGCTTGCGCCAAGCTTCTGAGCGAGTCACAAGGCCCGCGTAAGGGCATATACGAAAACGACAAGCACGCTCCGACAGTCGCCGAAATGATGCGCATGACGCCCGCACAAGCGCGCGCTGCTGGCGTGGACTACTGAAAGGAGCGCATCTAATGACTACGCCAGACTATGAGGATTTAGACCGGCACTGTCCGACGTGCACATGCGATGCGGCCACGGCAAGCTTTCCCATCGATACCGCATCGCGTGCGCTGCTGATCGCGTTCGCTGAGTGGAATGACCGTAGTGGTTGCTTCAGCGATGCGGCTGCGACTGCGGAACTTGGCGCGCCGCTCACCGACGTGGAATTGCGCCAGATAGTCACCGCCATGATGGGCGGCTGAGCCGCAACGCGAAAGCGCACGCCCACGGTGCGCTTTGGTTGCCACTCACAAGAGGATAGGACAATGCCACGCACAAGAGAAACAGACGCCACCTACGCCCGCGCCGTCAGCGAAACGCTATCCGACAATTCCGTTGTCTGGAACGTCAAGCTGTACAACAACGACGGCACGCTTGCCGCAACCATTGGCGCAATCGGCGGAGAGACGGTCGCGCGCCGCTTAGCCGCCAGCATCGATAAACACTCAGCTTGGATACAGGGCGAGTAGCAACGCGAAAGCGCACGCCCATGGTGCGCTTTGGTTGCTGTTCACACTGGAGACTGACAATGACTGCACTCTTACTGTTCGCTTGGGGCGTCGTGGTTGCTTGCGCGCTGGCGGTGCGCTCATGAGCGTACGGCTATTGAATGGCAACACTACGGCGCGCGTGCGCTCTTCTGAGGGTTGCGCCGTGCTTGATTGCGGCTGCGCGCATACCGACGTCGCATGGCTGCAGCTGTGCGATGCGCACTGGTTCGAATGGTCCGGCTTGCACGATGCCGCGCGGGCTGGCCACGTGGCCACATTACAGGAGCCGCTGCCGTGACCAACGCATACGCATCCTTTCGGGAGCGCAATGAATTTCTGCGCCGTGCTCGCAACGCACAGTTTTATGCGGCGTATAGCGCCGGCGGGGTGCGTGCCGCGTGGATTGATTGCGCCAGTAAGTACGCAACCGCTGCACGCCGTGCCAATTGGCGCCTTGTGCGCGCACTGAGGGAGTATCGCCCATGATCCTTAAAAAGAAACAGCACACTGCCGAATACGCTGCCGCCCTCCGGATAGTGCGCGCTGCACTGCCCGCGTACGCCAAGCATTCGATTCTGCTGGCGGTTACCGATAGCGTCACACTGTCCGGTCGCTATTGGTCCGGCGGCAGTCGCGCCACGTATACCGGCTTGTCTAAGGAATTCGGCGGCTATGCTGGCGGCCAAGGCTGGCGGCCAGCGCGCCAGTTTCCTGGCCAGGTGGCGCCGCCATTCGGGCCCGGTGGCGATTCTGAGACGGTCACGCTTAGCGACACGTACTGTGTTGTAGAGAGTGGCGTTTTCTGCGGGCGCCCTGCGACCGCGCATCTTTTCATTACTGAAGGAGCCGCACGTGCGGCGGGAGTTATCCTATGAGCAACCTAGAACGCGCGCACGCCATTAACGGCGTGCTTGGCCGCATGTTCGCAAGTCACGTGCGCGATGCGGCTAAGGGTACATTCGGCACTCAGACATGGAAGGCTAGCCGCACCGACGGCGTGACGCGCACCGTTGTAGAACTGCGCTACGATGATAACTGCGGCAATGGCCACAACACATTTTCGGCAACGTGCACCATTTACGAAAACGGGCGCGACGTCGGCGGCGGTGCGGCGCATGACCATATCGCCAAGGTATTTCCGGAACTGGCGCCGCTCTTAAAATGGCACCTTGTCAGCAGCGACGGACCAATGCATTGCGTGGCCAATGCTGTTTACCTTGCCGGCGATCGCGATTGCTGGGGATTGCGTGCCGGTGAAACGCGCCAGATCCGCAACGGTAAAACCAAACAACTATGCTGGCAGCTGTCAGAGCACAGCTTGCCCAAGTACGTGGACAGCGACACGCAACCGCCCGGAACCGCCACGCTGCAGTACGTGCCATGGTTGCGCACGGGCGAGGGCAAAGCCCGCGAGTTAGACGCGGCGCGTAGCGTTGCCGTATGGCCCGAAGCCACCGACGCGGAACTAACCGCGCCAGACTTACGCGAGCGGCTTGAAGCCAGGTTACCAGGATTGCTGCGCGAATTCCGCGCGGCTATCGAGTCTGCCGGATTCCAATACACTGCATAGGAGTGACTACTAATGCTTTTCGCTAACGAAATGGACATAGCAAACTGGCGCGCCCGCACTCGCGGACGTGGCGATAACCTAGAGTCTGCGGTACTGATACTCGCGGGCATCATGGAAGACGCTAACAACCACTCGGACGGCTGGGCCTATTGGCCTAAGCCTTGCCGTGCGGCTGGGCGCCTAATCGAATTGATACACAAGAACACTGGCAACGTCGGCGGGCCCGACTACGGCAAGCTAACTCCTATCCATGCCGCAGACTTGCGGAAGGCTTTGGTACCTGTCCGCGCGTTCTACACTAAACAGCATGCCGCGACGCCAGCATGGCCCGCGATCCCGCCGCACTGCAGCGTTCAAGTTGATATGTTTCGGAGGGCAGTCTAATGCTTAGCAAATACGATCTAGACGTTGACAAGGCAGCGCGCGAACGCGGTTGCAATTGGACGGCGCCTAACGGACCCGGATTCGCTGGCCTATACGCCGGCGACGTTGTGGAATTCGCGCCCGCATGCGGGCGTGACACGCGCACCGCGTCTGTGCTCCCGTTGCTGGTGTTCGCCGACCATGTGCAGGTTCGCTATGGCGCATGCGGCTATACCGTCAACGCCGCAAACTTTGTGCGCCTTGTCCGACGTGGCAAGCGGCACATGCAAGCCGACGCCCGACTAATCGCAGAAGAGAAGGCAGCCCGCTGGGAGTTTCCGCAGCTATACCGGGATGACGCCAATGGCAAAAAGTAACGGCGCAGTTCTATGGCAAGGCGCATCGCTACTCGATGGCGCGCCTATCGTGGTAATAGCGACCGGCTTAGCGGCTAGCAGTAGCAACCGCAAAACGGGCGCCATGGTGCAAACCTATATCCTGCGCGCCGACGTTGATCCCATCGCAGCCTTGCGCACTGGCGCCGACGTCAGCATATGCGGGCAATGTCCGCACCGTGGCACTGTCCAGACACCACTCGAGCCTGGCCAGGCGAGCTCGTATGCGGACGGTCCCCACAAGGCGCGCACGTGCTACGTCAACGTCGGCCAAGGCCCGCTGGGAGTCTGGCGCGCGTGGAAACGGGGACGCTACGCGGAGCGCGGGCAAGGCTGGCAAGCCATAAGCCACCTTGGGCGCGGCAAGCTTGTGCGCTTGGGAACTTACGGGGATCCGGCGGCAGTACCTGACTTTGTATGGCGGGAACTTACCCTCTATGCCAGCGGGCACACTGGCTATACGCACCAATGGCGCCACGCGCCGCAGCTGCGCACCCTGTGCATGGCTTCAGCCGATAGCCTGATCGACGCGCGTGAGGCACAAGCGGCGGGCTGGCGTACATTCCGCGTAGCCATGCCCTGCGATCCCGGCAAGCAAGATAAAGAGATAACTTGCCCAGCGTCCGCAGAGGCGGGAAAGAAGCTTACCTGCGCCACGTGCATGGCGTGCGGTGGCGCCGATGGGCGGCGCGGCTCAATAGTCATCAACGGTCATGGCGGGTTCGCTGTCATGACGCACATAAACTCACGGGGCGTGCGCCCCTACTTTGCGAGGCCAGCATGCTAGTCGCACTGTTCCAAGCCTTGGGCCTCGCCGCCCTATCGATAGCCGTAGGCTTTCCCGTCATGAATTGGATCATCACCAAACTGGAGTAGCCCGCCATGTTCACTCTAATTGTCCTATTATTTAAATGGTTCGCCCTCTGGTGCCTGTTTAGCCTCACCGTGGTCATAGGCGGCGCCAGCTGGATCGTATGGCGCCTCTCGCGTGGCAAGCCGGACGATCGCTTGTGACACTGTCCGTTCCCGCCGCGCACTCAGTGCGCACCGCCCTCAATTTTTCGGCGGTAAAATAGATGTACCCGCTTGCAGGCTATTGATTATGCGAGAGATTCAAGTCAATGACAAATTGACACATTTTGTTGATTTTCCCTTTTTGTACTAGTGTGAGGAAATAGTTCTATAATGTATTCCTAAGAAAAGAACCTGAAATTCAAAATGTCTGTCAATTTTGTCAAGATTGGGCTACTGTCCGGACTCATTTGCTGTACTATCGCACATAGGAGATTAAAATGACTTTCACCGACGAAGACGTGTCCCGCATCCTCAACTACTCCGGTCGCAAGCGTGGCCGCAGGCGCAAGGCACTGTCCGAACGCAAGTACGCAACGTCGATCACGCTCTCCCCGCGCCACTCTGACTACGCGTTGGCGCAGGCTGCCAAGGCCGGTTACACGGAGAACCTGTCGGCGGGTATCGGCGCGTGCATTGAGCGCTGCATCGCTCAGGAGCGGGACGCGCTCGCCGCAATCCAGGCGGCCGCCGAGCGGCGCGACCAGACGACCGTGGAACAGTCACTCGACCGCAAGGACATGGACACATGGTAACCGTGCGCTGCGCGATCTGTGACCTCATACGGGAGCGCACCCCGTCGGGGTGGTGCAAGGAGTGCACCGAGGACTTCCACCGCGTGCTCCGAGCGGCGCGCAAGCCGCGACTGTCCGATCCTGCAAGCCAGCATCCCCAGATGCCCTGCGGCGATCCTGCGTGCTGTGGCGGGCCCAGAGGAGCACCCACTTATGGGATCCACTAAGCGCCAGCTTAGCTCGCCCGACGATAAGCATCTCTACGAGGAGGTGCGCAGGCTGATCCAGCATGCCCGCTTGGCGGCGGACGAGGCTGCGTCGACGGCAGAGTCGATATGCAACCCGTACTGGAAGGGGATGGCCATGCGCGAACTGGAGAACGGCCTATGAGCTTCACTGAATGGGAATTCACCCTGCTCGACCGTGAGTGGGCGCGGCTCGACGACCTACGCCGATACCGCGAAAACCAGGAGCGTGCATGGGCACGCGGAACTGCTACACTTTCACCAATCCGTAACGCCTCAGGAGGGCGCCATGGAAACCAAACTGATACTCGCACAGCTGAAGACACTCAGGACTGAGATTGACGCGCTACTGTCCGGAATCTCTGACCGGATCGAAGAGTTCGACGGGCTGAGCATCAAGCTTGGCAACTGCAAGTACCGCCCCGACGGTTCGTTCACCTTCAAGGTGGAGGGCACGCTCGCGGGCGGCACGAGCCGCGAGGCCAGCGACTACGAGCACCTGCGCGTCGTCGAGGCTATACCCACCGGCAAGCCGGGAGACTCATGGTATTCGCCCGGGATCAAGCTGCCGCCGGTGGGCACGCTACTCATCACCGACTACGGGCAGCGCCGCATGGTGGTCACGGGGGCGCGGCTGCGTGCCAAGTACAACGTCATCGTGACCATCGAGGGCACCGACAAACGCACGTGCTACAAGGCTGCGGACATCGCGCGCATCTGGGCGGCGCAGCAGGAGAAGGCCCATGCCTAAGTCACAACAGCAGCATTTCGTACCCAAGAATGCCAAGCAGGCCGCAATACTCAAGGCGGATATGACGCGAGTGGCGCTGCGCAACCTCGTGCTGGCGGCTGAGACATTCATAGCAGAGTCGGCCGACGACACCTTCGCCCGCACTAAGGCCCTCGATGAGCTACAGAAAGCAACATCCAAAGCACGGGAGTTAATCAAATGAGTAACCCACAGGGTCGCAACGATCCGAGCTACCTGCGCAAGCTCAAGACGCAGACGCGCGAGTTGCTGCGCCGGTGCCACGACGTGCTGGACGACTTTCCGGAGCAGAGCGAGGCCGAGGAGGCCGCATGGCGGGCTGACTCGATCACTGAACTGGCGGCGGCTGTCGCCGAGACTGAGGAGTTGCTACGCAAATGAACAGCAGAGCACAAGCACGCGAGTCATTCGCGCGGATCCTCGCCGAGGCCAAGGACGAACTCAACGCGCAGATCCTCAAGCTGCGCATGGACATGATCCAGTACCCGCACGATGGCAACGTCGAGCCTTTCTATTCCGAATACGAGCGCTGCCCTGCGGAGCATGCGAACTCTGCGCGTCCGAGCAGTGAGTGGTTCGACGACCAGCAAAAGCGCGACGCCTGTCCGCGCTGCAAGGCGATCAGCGAGCGCTACTGGCGCCGGAACTCGTGGAAGAAAGGCCGGGGTGCGACCATCCAGACCCTCAAGTACCGGATCGACACCTACAAACGCGCCCGGCGGAACTACTGGGCAGCAGGAGGCCACACCTCTTGGGGTGCGGACCATTCCTGCTGGAACAAGTGGAAAGGGTTTCCCAATGAGTAAAGAGCCGCGATGATCTACTACAACGAATTCGACCCCAAGGCCGCAGCGTGGCTGCGCGAACTGATATTGGCCGGCCATCTGCCGGCAGGAGACGTCGATGAGCGATCGATCGAAGAGGTCAAACCAGGAGAGCTCAGCGGATACACTCAAGCGCATTTCTTCGCTGGCATCGGAGGGTGGCCTCTTGCTCTCCGGATGGCGGGGTGGCCCGACGACAGACCAGTCTGGACCGGATCTTGTCCGTGCCAGCCCTTCAGCGTTGCCAACAGCCGCCGGCGGGAGAATGATGCCCGAGACCTTTGGCACGTATGGGAGGCGCTCATTCGCGAGTGCAAGCCTCCAGTCGTCTTTGGAGAGCAAGTTGCGAGCCCGCTTGGCCTCAACTGGCTCGACTCTGTATCAACTGACATGGAAGCACAGGGTTACGCCGTTGGGGCTGCGGATCTGTGCGCTGCGAGCGTCGGCGCCCCGCACATCCGCCAGCGGCTCTATTGGGTGGCCCTCGCCGGTGGTGAACGACAGCAAGGGGAGCGACTACAGCTACGGCAACGGGGATCACAACCGTCCGTGTCTGAAGCTGGGCGGGGCAGCGAAGCTGGCCACGTGGGCCACCCCAGCCGCACAGGAAGCGGGCGGCACGCCGGAGCAGTTCCTGAATCGCAAGCGGAACTTGAACGGCGCCTGCGGAGTGAGTCTTACGAGTCTATCGTTGCAAGCCCAGCTGGCGAGTTGGCCAACCCCGACGACGCGCGACCACAAGGATGGAGCCAGCGACGGCTCCGCGCCGATCAACGCGCTACTTGGACGCACTGCTTGGTTGGCTGCCGAGATGGGAAGTGGCGGCCAATTGAACCCGGCACATTCCCGCTGGCTCATGGGGTACCCGGTCGAGTGGGACTCCTGCGGGGCTACGGCAATGCAATCGTTCCTCAGGTCGCGCAAGCCTTCATCGAAAGCGTAATGGAGATCGCAGCATGAACACGATCTGGTATCTGATCATTTTCGGCATGGACTGGAACACATCGCAGGCAATCCCGCAGGCTACGCAAGCGGAGTGCACGGCGCAGGCCCGCTGGGTCAACGAGCGGATGGGCCAAGGCCTCGTAGGCATGGAGCACGCCATCTGCCTGCGAGGGATGCCACGATGAGCACGCTCATCAGGATACTGCTCTCCGGCGCCATAGCCTTCGTGTTCTTCGGCGCGCTTGGCTTGATGTGGAGCGTGCTGCCCACAGGCTGGGCGCTGCTGGCCACGATCAGTTGGGTGTTCATGGCAATCACCGCATTGGTGGAAATGGAGCCATGAGAAAGCTAACTCCCGAACAGCACGAGGCCTACAAAGCCGGCAAGCGGGCATGGCAGATGGCCAACAGAGCACGGCGCGCGGCCAACGCACGCCGATACCGCGCCGAGGCGGCGCTGCAGAAACGTATCTGGCGAATGCTCACGAGCACGCCATGGAGAACTGAATGAAAACCGCACTGATCATCGTCAGCATCGCGCTGGGGATCGCTGTCGTATTGGCGGGCATTCTCATCTACGCTCTCAACAAGGCAGTCGATGTCGCCGCGAACGTCATCATGAGGTTGTGGAAATGAACAAGTTAATCCCGATTGCAGTAACACTCGCCCTCGCCGCTTGCGGTGGGGGAGTCACGCCACCGGCGCCGCACGTTACCGTGCCGCCGCCCGATATCAAGGCGCCGCCGCCACCTCCGGTGGTCGACGACACCGCAGCCGTGCAAGCGCTGCTGGATGCCGGCGGAGTCGTGCAGCTGGACGCGCGCACGTACCACATCTCGCGCACGCTGATGATGTCCCATAGCGGCACGACGCTGCAGGGCCACGGTGCGAGCACGGTACTGTTCTACGAGCCGCCCGCCCCGGGCACTGTCAAGCACTGCCAGAATGATCGCGTCATCACGACGCGCTGCGCGCTCTCGGCCACTATCCCTCTTGAGGTGGCTGGCGCCATCAACGTGGGCGACACCTCGTTCCAGGCCGCCAACTCGAGCGACCTGGCGGGAATTGGCGCCGGCGATTGGCTGCTGATAACGAACTGGGACCCCGGCATTAAGGACGGCACCTTCCACACCTCGTACGCGACCACGGTCGACTGGGTGCAGGTTGCAAACGTCAGCGGCACGACAGTCAACGTCACCGTGCCGTTCCGGCAAGCCTTCAGCACGCCATTCCCGTATACGCCAAGCACCGGCGGCACGATCACGAGCGGCGTGGGCTTTCAGAAGATCTTCGTGACGCAGGATCTTGCGGTGCAGGACTTGAGCATAGTCGTCGATCCCTCTGCCGCCGGCAGCGCAGTGGGCGTCGCGATTCTCAGCACGCTGAATGCGACCGTGCAGCGCATCAGTGTCACGACGCACGGCACTGCCGATCCGCTTTACAGCGAGTACTCAAAGGGCGCGACGTTCGCCAACAACACCACGACCGGCGCGGGGCTGAGCGAGTTTGCGACCAGTGTCGATCTCACTCTCGCCGGCAACACCATGTCGAGCACCAACTCCCCGGCCATCGGCTTGGACTTGGGCACCGCGTTCTTCACCGTCAACGGCAATCGCATCCTCGCGAGCGCGAACGCCGGGATCTACGCGCTCTATAACGTGCACGACGGCGCGATCAGCAACAACGACCTAGCCTACGTGGACACCGTGAACGGCGCCACGCGCGCAATCGGCATACTCCTTGAGGGATGCCCCTACGTCAGCGTCACGGGCAATAGCCTGGCGGGCGGCGCGGGCGATACGGCGAGCGTGGGGATCCTCTTCTCCGCGTACGCTGCCGCGCAGCTGCCCGAGCCCGACACGGGCGATACGGCGAGCGGTAACAGCATTCAGGGCTTCGCCACGCAGCAGGTTGGACCGTGACCCCTATCAGGGTGCGCATCGCGCTGCTGCGCGCGTGGAAGGAATACTCCGATCCCCGGAACTGGGCCCGGTCCCGGTACCGCGTCTGGATCGGTAACTACTGGAGGCGCAGATGATCTGGCTCGTAGTCGGCCTGCTGTTCTTCGGGGCGGATATCAGGTATAAATACCATCATCGGGAGCCGGTTTCGCAGGAGGAGCCGGCCCCGGTCCCACTGTCCGAACACGACACGGCAGGAGACCCAAAATGTTAGCACTGTTGAATTTGATCCCGTTGAAAGACTGGCTGTACGTCGGCGCGATCGTCGCGCTGCTGACAGCCTTCGGCTGTTACACCGTGCACGAGCGCCGCATCGGCGCAGCGCATGAAGTGGCTGCCGTGCAAGCTGCCAGCGAGAAAACCAAGGCCGAGGCCCAAGAGACAATCGACCGGCTCGACAAAGAGTACGGGATCGCTCTCGCCACAATTCAGGAGAAACAGGATGAACAGCTCAAAGCTGCTGCTACCAACGCTGATGACCTTACTCGCAGGTTGCGCAACTACCAAGCCACTCACGGTAGCTGCCCCGTGCTATCAGGTCCCGCCGCCCCCGCATCGGGAGCAGCTCCAGCTGCCGGAAGCGTTGAAAGCGCTGTCGAACAGCTTATCAGCGCAGCCGAGCACGACCTCGTCGTCATCAACGCCGAGCGCGCAGAGCGCGACGCTCTTACTGGTAAGTAGCTCATGGGACCAAAGCACCCTGAAGGCGAACGACGCCGGCTGCCCGACAGCAATCTATATCGCTCCGGGTGGGAACCTAACCAAGTGCCCCTGAGCATGGACGACCTGCCGGACGTCGAGAAGACGTTCGACTTCACCGACGGTTTGTTTGAGGTGTTCTATGGCCAAGCTGGTTAACGCGCCCTGCGCTCCCTGCGGCAAGGACACGCTGTTCGTGAAGCGAGTCTGCACGGAGTGCGGCGGCTCCTTGCCACTGCTGCACCCGGTGCGCCCGCGCCTCAATCTGGCTCAGCGCATACGGCGCTCCAAGGTGAGCACGCTCGTCAACAGAGCGCGGACGCAAGAGAACAGATCGAAGCAAGGGATCTACACCCAGCACCCGTCGGTTGGCGGTAACTTCGGTCGCGGAAGGGAGAAGACTCGTGTCTGAGGTAGCTGTCTGGATCAACAACTACGGCAACGCCAAGCACATTGCGAAGGCGATCGAGTCCGTGCTCAACCAGAGCTACAAAGACTTCACGCTCTACATCTTCGATAACCACAGCCTCGACGGAGCGGATCAGATCGCGCTCAACTACGTGGAGTCGAATCCCGGCAAGGTGGTGTTCGTTGCGATGCCGCAGGGCCTCGCTGGCATTCCCGCCATGAAGTTTGGCTGGGAATACATCTCCTCGCTGCCTGTCGATTACAGCATCACGCTGGGCGGGCACGACTACTGGCCCAACTCCGAGCATCTTGCGACCCTCGTGAGCCGCTTGGACAACGAGCGCAAGGCCGGCAACAAGCCGGCACTCGTCTACACGCACACGGCGCAGGTTAACGAGGACGACCAGTTCGTCGGGCAGTACGCCAACTACCTGCAATCCGCAGGCAACATGCCGCTGCCCTTCGTGCCCCAGTGGATCATCAGCGGCATCGACTGCACGCCGCTATTCGGCCTGTGGAACGAAGAGATCCGCCGGCAGGTGCCAGTGCGCCACATGTGCGCCGGCTGGGATCACATGGTCGTGGCGCACGCTGCGGTCAAGGGCTCGATCCTGTTCGACCCGCGCCCACTGCTCGTGATGCGGGCGCCTGTGCCTGGTTCCAACATGACGGAATACGGCCGCAAGCACTTCAGCCCCGCAGCGCTCCAGTGCAAGGAGCGGGACTTCCTCAACCAGATCGAGTGGCTCAACACCATGATCGAAGAGGCCACTGACGCCGTGGAGGCGCCCGGGCTCCACACGATGCTGCTGACCACGTCCATGTTCGCCATGTACTGCTGCCTGCGCGGCTACAACCTCTCGGTCTTCCCGGGAGGCGTGGAGGCCTTCAATTATCGTGCGCAGGACGCCCTGACCCTGTGTATCGAGGCTGCCAAAGCAATCAAGGAGCTGACCAGATGAAAGCGAAGATCAGGATTGAGCCGACCTCTTATCTCGGCCCGCAGCGCATACGACCGAACAACTGCGTCACTCCCGAGCCCGGCTATATGGAGCGGGTCGGCCGGAACAGCGTTTGCCCCCACGGTTGGATCGTGTGGCCGAACTACTGGGCCACGAATGACGGGGTCGTCCACGGGGCGGAGGGATGCGTCCCCGGCCCCGCCGGTAAGTGAGAGCCTGATCACAGCCTGACCCGGTCGAGCTTCCCCCGCCGCCCCTGTACGCCTATACAGGGGGTCGGCGAGTCCTCTGCAGCCATCCCTGCGGACCCGCATTGGTTCCGTATGTCGGGTGGCGACAACTCATAGAGGACTCATTCAATGGCTAACCAACCGTCAGTCAATTCACCCCTTCTGCTCCCGGGCGGCGGACGATCGTTCGCATACGACGAGCAGTATCCGGATCCGCAGGTTGCCGTATTCGTTCTCGGAGCTCTCGGCTCCGCGACGAACAACGGCGGAAGCCCGAACGCCGCGCTCTGCGGCGGACTCATGGGCAAGCAGGTTCGTTCGATCACCGTGATCCCGCTCGTGGCCCCCACGGCTGCTGACTTCATCGGTCTTACCCTCCAGTCGTACAACGCGCAGGTCTTCGGAACTGCCACCGCGACTGCGGTAACCGTCGGCAACGGGACGAACCTCGGCACCGGCATCAACAAGGTGCAGTTCTGCATCTACACCAACGTCGTCGGGACCCTGACCGGCAGCTACGTTGGACCCACCGGCACGCAGTTCGTTGGCCTCGGAACTCAGGTGGCCTACAACCCCACCGTGATCCCGCTGGTTGGCGGAACCTGCACCGTGATCGTGACGGCTCCTGCCGGCACCAACACGCAGGGCAACTACGTGTTCCCCTCTGGCCCGAACGGTGGTCTCACCGTAGGACCGAACGACGTTCTCGTCGTCTCGCGTGGAACCGATACGCTGGCGCAGTACGCAGTGGAAATCGAGTACACTTGGACCCCGGGCGGATCGTTCAGCCGGTAACACGAATCCAATAAAAACTGTCTTTCTTTTTAAGGGGCCCTTGTGGCCCCTTTTCTTTTGCCCTAAGATGATTGCCCCTCGAGCACCAGGAAGCTTTGATGGCGCGCAACCCAGCGTTTCCGATCGTAAACGTCAATGAGACGGCCAAGACGCGCTGGCGTGCCGTACCCTATACCGCCGGCCGAGGCCTAGACATAGGCTGCGGAGCCCAGCGGCTCTTCGAAACCGAGTTCGTCTGCGGCGTAGATAATGGGCGGGACGGCGAGATGGGCCTCCCAGTCACCCCGAACGTCCAGATCGACGCCGTGGAGCTAGCGGCGTTCTCCGCCGGTCAGTGGGACTACGCCTACTCCTCCTACCTGCTGCAGTACTTCCCGTACAAGCAGGTGCCCGAGGCGCTGCGCAACTGGATGCGCGTGATCAAGACGAACGCCCACGTCGTGCTCTACCTGCCCGACGAGAAGCAGTACCCCAAGTGCGCCGAGCCCGAGCGCGGCATTCCCGCAGCGCCGGATGCGCACCCGCGCCAGCTGTGGAACGTCAACTACGATCGCGTCGTCGAGGCTATGGCCAAGACGGCGTGGAACTGGGATCTCGTGGACTATCAGGTCTGCGACCAGAACGACGAGTACTCCCTCTTCTTCGCATTCAAGAAGCTCAAATGAACTGCCCATACTGCAAATCCGAGATCTCCGCTCTTGAGGCCATCAACAAGGAACTGCTGCGCGTGCTTGAGACCTTCGCCAAGGGGCAGGTCTTCACGCGCGTGCACATAGACGAGGTCGACTTCACGCACAACAAAGCGGAAGTGGTCAAGCACGTGTCGGAGGTCTCCGCAGCCGCGGTCGTACGCATGCTGTTCGCCGAGTGCGAGACGCGCGCGATCCTTCACAGAGAGCTGGCGCGTGCGCGATTCGACGTGCCTCTTTCCATGTGCCTAGAGCCCCGGGAGCCCACGTGAAACGCATCCACTGCCGGGCCTGCAATGCATGCGGGCTCACCGAGGTCCTGAACCTAGGCAGGCAGCCAGCCAGTAACGCGTTACTGGACAACCCCATCAGCATAGGTCGTCGGGAGTATCCGCTGCGGCTCGTGCTGTGCCGCCACTGCAATCTGCTGCAGCTTGACTACGACGTGCCGCACGATGAGCTGTTCGGCTCGGACTATCCGTTCTTCTCAGGCAGTGTTCCTGGCACGGTCAGAAACGCGGTGAAGTACGCCTGCGACATGATCTCGCGATTGGCTCTCGACAATGAAAGCACCGTGGTCGAGATCGGGGGCAACGACGGAACGCTGCTGAAGGAGTTCAGCGACCAGCGCGTGATCAACGTCGAGATGTCGGCGAGCGCTGCTTACGCCTCCGAGGCTGCCAGCATATTCACGATGCGGACTCCATGGGGCCGGCACTTCGGGGAGCTGCCCCGCGAGCGCGCCGATCTGATCATCGCCAACAACGTCATGGCTCATTCGCCTGACCCACGCGGCTTCATCGACTGCGTCAAGCGCAACCTTGGGGACTTCGGCACGTTCACCGCGCAGTTCCCGTGGGCGCTGCACATGATCGAGCAGTGCCAGTTCGACACGATCTACCACGAGCACTACAGCTACTTCACGCTGCGGGCGCTGATGCCGCTGTTCGCCGAGCACGGGCTCACCATCTACGACGTGGAGGAGCTGCCGATCCATGGCGGCTCGCTGCAGATCATGGTGGCCCACACCGGGGCGATGATCCCGAGCATTCGCATCGCGGACTTCCTCGCGCGCGAGCGCGAAGCCGGGCTCGACAAGCT